CGATCACTCCACCCCGAGGTCCCTCTTGTAATCGGCGATGGCAAGGACAGAGGCCGGCGTCGTCTCCGGCTCGGGCTCCTGGAGCTCGATGCGCACACGGCGCCGATCTCCCTCGGTCACCAGCAAGTTCCCGAGAGCGGAGTACAAGGTCTGCGCCATCTGCGCCGACCGCTTGCCCGACTTCTTGTAGTGGGACAGGTCGTCGCACAGCGCGAACGCCAGAGCCCAGTCCGACTGCTGGTAGAAGTCCGACTGCCCGGACTTCTTCAGCGCGTCGTAGAGCTGCTTGGCGATGGGGTGCCAGTCGGGGTCGGCGCGGGGAATCCGCACCGGCCGCATCTGGCCCTTCTTGGTCTCTTGCTCGTCAGAGCCCTTACGCGAGCGGGGGCGCGCGAGGTCTGACTCACGGTTCGGAACGGGGCCACGAACGCCCACCGCTCACCTCCCTTCATCGGAGGACGCTGAGCGCGTCCTTCAGTGAGTCACCGAGGAGCGCGCCAGTGAAGCGACTGATCTCCTCGCCATTCCGTTCGATGACGACGGTCGGTGTACTCGACACGCCGTAGGAGTCGGCCTTGTCCAGGCCGTCGAAGGTATCGACGAGAACCGTCTCCGCCTCGACCCCGAGCCCGGCGAGCTCCTGCTTCAGCAGGGGCCCGAACGAGCGGCAGGGCCGGCAGTGCGGAGAGGTGAAGTAGAGGACGTTCAGAACATGCCTCCCGTCAGGAAGTGGACGGTGAGCCAGGCCATGAACGCGAGCAGCCCGAAGCGGCGCAGGCGAACCCAGCCGCTCGGGTTGTTGTCAAGCTTGGAGGTGGCAAACCACTTCCAGACATGCTCGGAGAGGGTGTCACCCTTGGTCTTGTTGAACAGGGCCTTGCCCTCGATCACGCAGAACGCGGCGAGCCAGGCAATCCATGCCCAGGTCCAGCCGGTCACGGGGTGATCGGGGGAGTCCAGGTCTCCAGTACGTCGGAGCTGGTCGTCACGGTCTTGAAGGCGACGGACATCCCGTACTCCGAGTAGTAGCCGCGCTCGATCGAGGCATCCCGAAGAGCCTCGAAGATCGCCTGGAAGCGGGCGTCGTTGGCCTCGCTTCGCGAGTAGAGCGGGAACTCGAAGGTGCCGTGATCGCCGAGGTTGACTACGTACAAGCTGCTGATCCTCCTTGGTTCGTCGGGCGTTACGACGCGCGGCCCGGTAAGCGCGGACGGGCGAGTTGGTTCTGTCAGTGGTGCCGTCATCACTGCCATCTCTCACCAGCCGTCGTGCGGCCGGAAGTCTCGGGCCCCTGGTGGTGAGCCAGGGGCCGGCGCCGCGCCCGAGCGAGAGGAGGGACTCGGGGGCGCACGCACTCAACAGGTGGGGAGGAACCTGGAGCGCGGGTCAGAGGAGCCCAGGGTGCTGCTCGTCGCGCCTGAACCTCTTGTTCATCGCGCGCTGCCTGGCGGCCTTCGCCGCCGCACCCTCTTGGCTCGACTTGATCCGGTGGTGGTACGAGCACAGCGAGCGCAGGTTGCTCAGGCTGTGGTCGTCGCCAGGCCGGATGTGGTCCACGTCGGTTGCGAGCGAGACGCAGCGTGTACCCGCTTGTGTGAGCGCGGTGCACTGCCCTCCGTCTCGCCGCAAGACTTTGAGCCGAATCTTGGGCCAGTCCTTCGGTAGGCGGGATCGCCTGTCGGACCCTTCCCAGTTCGGCATCTTCACCCCCGACGTGGAAGTTGGACCCTCGGTGACGTCCTACCTGAAGAGGTAGCTGCCATGAGCTGTCAACCCGAGGGAGTCTTGGAGGCAAGCGGTAAGTAGTAAGGAGCTCTGGTAAGCGAGGCCCGACAGGGCCTCCAGCCTGCTACTTCGTCTTCGTACTTACCCTTACACTTACTGATACGGAGCTCGGCAGGTGGAAGTTTCCATCCCTCGCGAGTGACGGCTGTCACACTTACACAGTGAGGCTTCGAGGCTGGGCCGCCTGGCGGCGGCCACAGGGCCTGAGCGCGACGGCGAAGGGGTTGCAGGGAGCGAAGCCGCAGGGGCGCCCCGAGGGCGCCACAGAGCAGAGCCACTGACGACCTGGGGGCGCGGGAGCGCCCCGGTAATCCAGTGCCGACTGTCAGTCCCACGTCCTACGCTGGGGCCATGAGCAACGACGACGACCTCACCTTCGCCCTCCAGATCGCTGGTGCCGAGCTGGCCGACACGCCCCCTGCTCCCGACTCCCCGCTCGGCCGGCTGCGTCTGTTCGCCGATGCCCACCCTGGTGTGGAACTGACCGCCGGCCACGTCCGTCAGGCCCTCGCCGGCACGCTGGGGCGCACCCTCTGATCGACCCTGAAACCGTGGCGCGATCTTGGCCGCTAAGACGTGGCGGTCGGCAAGCCGGCCTCCAGGGGGTCACCCCCCACCCCGTCCGAGCGTGTGCTACCCTCGCGCGGCCCGCGTCGCGATCGCTGCAACAGGTCGTGCAGAACGGGCCCGAGAACGGCCAAAACAGCAGGTCAGAGGCCGTTTCTCGGCCCTCCGAGACAGGCCCGAAACGGGCTCGCCAGCACAGCTCGGAGCGACCCTCAGCGCGTCTCAGCCCCTCGCAAACCGCCTCTGACCTGCGGGTTTGACTCAGCCGTGCAAGTGTGACAACGTTCTGTCTGTCGCCGCCACGGGACGCCGCAAGGCAGACCAGGCAGCGCAACTTGCACAACCGGCCGAACTTCGGTAAGGTCGGAACCGCAAGGCCAAGCGGGAAGTGAGCACCGACGACGATCCGGGTGCGAGCGAACCGGGATGTCGGGTAACGGCGGACCGCAGACGGCCAAGCGAAGCGCAACTTGCACAACCGGCCCGGCCCCGGTAAGGTCGGACACGAACTTGGAACGTCGCTCGGCAGGCTTACACGCCGCCGGGTAGGAGAGCTCAGCGACCCGAAGGGAAGCGGGCGAGGGTAGGGCCACCTACGCAGTCCCTCGCAGCGCACTGGCTGGCCATTCGCAAACCTCTACGGACTGGGTAGCCCTGGTGCGGTGGACCCCACATGTGAGTGTGGGGGCGTTCACGGCCGGTGCGAGTTCGGTGAAGCACCCCCCAGGGGGTGTGGAACGGCCGTCAAGTGAGCCTTGGCGGTCGGCGATACCGGGCAGACCATCGGAGCGCCAGGGAGGTCAGTTCGGCCCCCCGAACGGGGGGTTCGGAACTCCGCAAGGGGGACCGGGCCCAACGAACGCAAGGGAGGGGGGTCGACAGTGCAGGGAACGGCGCACTGCCAGTCAGCCGCCAAGCGGCCCGCAAGGGCCGGGGGAGGGCCCGCAAGGGCCCTTCCGCAAGGATCGCTCCGAGCTCGCCCCTTCGGGGGGTCGGGAGCCATCGGTTCAGAACCCGAGCGATCTACCGGGTCACTGCGAGTGTGCAAGTTGACCTACGCCGCAAGGCGTGCTAGTGTAGCAACCATAACGAGGACGGAGCGCACGATGAACTGCACCTACTGGGCCCACGAACTGCCCGCGACGCACTACTACGACACCGCCGGTGGCGGCCGGCTTCACCTCTGCCAGGAGTGCGCCGACCGGTTCGGGTACCCCGAGTACCTGGTCCCGCTCCGCCGCGCCGACTGGCGGCCGGAGTACGGCTACCTGGTCGCCTCGCTGGTCGGCAACGGCCGCGATGACCTGACGGCCGACCTCTGGCCGATGGAGGACTCCTCCACCGAGTGGTGGCTGGGTGTCCTGGGTTGCCCCGAGGTGGACAGCCTGCTCGCCGATGCGGCCTGGGAGCCCTACAGGGCCCACTACGCGGAGGACGCCGGCTTCACCTTCGAGGTCACCCGTGTGACTTGCTTGCCGCTGGTGTAGTGTGCAAGTGTGACAAGGCGAAACCGCCCGCAAGGGCGGTTCGTCGGGACTGGGCAGCCCGGCGCTGATGAGCCTGCCCAACAAGGCGAAACCCTCCGAAGGGAGGGTCCGGCCAGGTGGTTCCTGGTCGCTGATGAGCCAGCCTGCTCGACGAACGGAGACGTGTGATGGTGTCGCTCGACAAGACCCCCGAGAGCATCCTGGCCAGCCAGGTGCAGGCGATCGTGAACAAGGGCCTGCGTCGCAACGGTCTGATCGCCCTCCAGTGGGAGTTCGGCAACCGGATCGCCGACGCCCAGGACAAGGCGGAGGCCCAGCGATGAGCGACGAGGTCAAGCGCTGCGAGAACGGCTGCCACGCCCCAATCAGGTCCTACGAGGACTTCTGCTCGGAGGAGTGCTGGACCGAGTGGCACGCGGTGAACGCTCCGGAGGTGCTGGCGGCAGTCACCCCGCGATGACAAGGCGAAACCTCCGGAAGGAGGTCCGACCGGGTGGTCCCCGGTCGCTGATGAGCCAGCCTGCTCAACGAGGAGAGGGACACATGGACGAGTTGATCGAGCACGTCAAGGCGTACGCCCTGGAGCACTACAACGACGGTGGCTGGGACGTGATCGTCGAGTGCTGGGGCAACGAGGAGATCCGTAACTGGCTGGCGACCGAGGCGGGCGAAGACCTGAAGGTCCCGGCCACGACCGACGAGGCGATCGACAAGATGCGGATCTTGGTCGAGGTGTGGGCCGACCGTCAGGCGGACGCGGAGTACCACCGTCGCGAGGCGCTGGGCGACGAAGCGTGAAGGCGAAACCCCCTGTCGGGGGTCCGGCCGGCTTGGGTTGCCGGTCGCTGATGAGCCAGCCTGCTCACCGTCTGAGGAGACGACTGTGACGACGTACATGCACCCCGCGTCCTGGTCCGAGTACACCGCCGCCCTGGACTGGGCGAGGACCAGCTCGGAGCGGATCGCGGACGCGACCAGCAAGCCTGCGGAGATGCCTCGGGGCGCCCGGTACTACCTGACCGCCGACTTCCAGTCGGGGTTCGGTGTGGCGAGCGACGGCACCCTGATCGGCCTGTTCAGCACGGTCAAGGGTCGCGGCGAGGACATGGTGTGGGACGCGGTCCTGCACCGGGGTGCGGCCAAGCTGGACTGCTTCGACGGGTTCCTGCCCGAGTACTACAAGCGGTTCGGGTTCGTCGAGACCGAGCGGGTCGCGAACTGGACGCCGGGCGAGCCGGACGTCGTGTTCATGGCGCTGGCTGTGTAACCTGCGCAAGCTGTGCTACTGTAACAACCACACCGAGGGGAGAGCGCGGGGATGACCGCGAAGGAGCTGGCGGAGGCCCTGGCACAGGGCAAGCGGGTCGTCGGGGCGGTCGCCCCGGCCAAGGGCCGGGAGATGGAGTACCGGCCGCGTCGCAAGGGCGACGTACTGCCCTGGATCGAGAAGGGCCAGGTGCACGACTGGGCGAGGTACCGGACACGCGAGGTGGTGGTGTCCGGCTGAGGCGAAACCGGCAAGAGCCGGTCCGACCGGGTGGTTCCCGGTCGCTGACGAGCCAGCCAAAGCCATGGGTGAGTCAGACCTTCGAGGCCGAGAGGTCCACATGAAGATCCGTGGGGGATGCCAGGTGTTGCTGGACGCGCGACGGGATCGCGAGGACAGCATCGGGGAGCCTGCGTTCCACAGGAGGGATGCCCTGCGCGGCTGAACTTCTCACACTCGCGCCACCCCTCCCACCCCCCACGTACTTCACCAGTCAGGGGGAGGGGTTGGCGCACCTCAAGTGCGAAACCATGCCGGCCGCCCTCGGTCGGATGGTCGGCCAGGCGTGGCGGCCTGGTCCTGAAGATGCAGCCCGAGGAGAGGTCACATGATCCAGATCAAGGCAGACACCGCGACGCGTGAGCAGTACGTCCGGAACATCATCGACGTGTGGCTGGCCGCATCGTCCGAGCAGGAGACGCAGGGTCGACTGTGGTACGTCAACGCCCACAGCCTGGCGGACATGATGACGGACGGCGACGTCCGGACCGGGGCCGGTCTCCTGGCCGCGCTGTCTCCGCAGACGGCCTGGCCGCTGAACGTCGAGCTCGCCCAGTCTGCGTACGAGACGGGCCAGCCCTCGGGACACCTGGGTGACGCCCTGGCGAAGGCCGCCAAGATACTGGCCGGTGCCGACCCGACCGAGGTGCTCCCGATGGACCGCAAGACGGGCCACTTCTACCGCTGCATCCTCGACCCTGCGGACGCGGACGCGGTCTGCATCGACCGGCACGCCCACGACATCGCGGTGGGGGAGGAGTATGGGGCTCGCGACCGTGGCCTGGGTGCCAAGGGTCGGTACGCCCTGATCGCGCACTGCTTCCGGGAAGCGGCCCAGCGGTTGGGCGAGATCCCCTCGGTCGTCCAGGCGGTGACCTGGGTGGTGTGGCGGGACAGGCTGGTCGGTACGTCTACGAGGGGTACCGCGTTCGCTCAAGCGGCCTGAGTGTGCAAGTGTGTCAAGCCGAAACCGTCGAGAGGCGGTCGGGGTGGGGTGGCTCCCGCCTCCTGATGATGGCAGCCATGAGTGTGAAGGTGTGACAGATGAAGTTCTGGCGCAAGCGTAAGACCGAGCAGGCCCCGACCCTGGTGGTCCAGCACGACGCACTGAGCGACGCCCTTACCGGGCTGGCGAGCGTGTTCGGGGATGGCATGACCGCAGACCACACCGGGTCGGGCTTCACCTGCACCGAGGCGGACATGATCGCCCGAGTCCTGGTCGTGGCCGGGCACCGCGAAGAGGCCGTGACCTGGCTGGAGGGCCACGCCTCCGGCGACGACTGCGGCGACGACCACTGGCACTTCGAGAACGACGACGACGAGGAAGGCCGGGTGCTCAACGAGGCCGAGCTCACCGCGTACGTCGAGGAGTTCGCAGCATGAGCGCCGAGATCCGCAAGCGCACCACCAGCCTCCAGGCCCTGGTCAGGGAGGTCCGGGCATGGCGCGAGGAGCAGGACCCCGGCACCCCGGAGTGGCACACCCTGGTCGAGCTGGCGGAGCAGGTTGAGGGCCTGCTCACCGCCCTCCCCTGGGAGTTGCAGCCGGTGCCCACGGTCGACGAGCTGATCGAGTTGATGGGCCTGTGAACCTCGCCGTGATCCGACTGCGCATCGAGAACTGGTACGAGGACGGCTTCAAGGTCGCGACCGAGGCGGTCGTCACTGTGCCCCTCCCGTACCCCGACGACCTGAACGAGCAGACCGACTGGGAGTACGACCACATCTTCCCGGAGACCGGCACGGGCACGGAGGGCGGAGACGCCTGGTACGACGTCGAGATCGTCGAGTCCACGGCGCTTGAACTGCTCGGCAAGACCTTCGAGTTCGGCTACTGACGCAAGGCGAAACCTCCTGGAAGGGAGGTCGGCGAGGGATGGCTGCCCCCGCCCTGATGAGCCAGGCCACAGCACCCAAGGAGTACAGCGAGATGACCCCGAAGTTCCGCATCACCGACCACAACGTCCGCGACTCGAAGCGCAAGGACAAGGCCACCACACTGGCCCGCAAGCACGTCCGCGAGCAGAAGTACGAGGGCAACCCGGCCGTCATCCGCATCGCCGCCAACGCCTGAGACTGAGGAGCCAGACAGTGCCTACCGCCGAGCAGATCCGCGTGTCCATCAAGGACGAGAACGTCCAGGACATCATCGACATCGCCGCCGAGGGTGGCATCAACTACTGGGCGATCAAGCCGAACGACGAGGAGTTCGCCGGCCTGCCCGAGGGCAAGACGTACACCATCGTCGAGGGGTCGGAGCCGCACCCGATCTTCCCGTTCGATGACGAGCGCGAGGTCGAGGGAGTCCACTACCTGAGTCGCGACGACATCCGCGAGGCGTACGCCAAGCTGCTCGACATCGACCAGAAGTACGTGAACAGGGAGTACCACGGCTACATCATCCAGTCCTGGCTGGACGGGGAGGACAGCTTCGGTATCGACACCGGCCACATCGACGCCGGTACGGCCGACGTCATCGTCCAGGTCGCGATCTTCGGCGAGGTTCGCTACGGATGACTGTGCAACCTGCGCAGGCTGTGATACTGTAACCACAGAGAGGCGAAACCGGGGAGACCCGGTCGACCGGAGTGGATCTCCGGCCCTGACGAAGCCAACCACTGTGAATGAGGGGCAAGGCATGAAGATCGAGCGCGAGGTCCGCGAGATCGAGACCGAGGCGGGCAAGTTCTACATCATGGTCCTGGCGGCCCAGCGGAAGACGTACTCCCACTGGGACCGGGACGCGGACCGCACCATCCCCAGCGAGGATCTGATCCCCCGCGTCTGGCTGGCCACCGACCCGCAGCTCGATGGCAAGGCCGAGCTCGGAGCCATCAAGATCCGGGGCCGGAAGTACACCATCGACCACCAGCTCGCCCGCCTCCCGAAGGGTCGGGGCTACCTGACCGAGGGCCGGTTCGAGTTCAACTGGAGCAGCGAGTCGAGCTACGGGGGCCCGTACCGCAACGAGCAGCGCAAGACGCTGGAGTTCCGCACCAAGACGTACGACGTGCTGTACGACCTGGAGCGCGAGGCCCTGGACAAGTTCGCCAAGGACTACCCCGAGTGGGAGACGGAGAGCATCCGCCTCCTGTTCGAGCGGGAGCGCGACAACCACGCGGCGAAGTCCCGCCAGCTTCTCGTCGAGGCCGACCAGCACGACATCAAGGCGGCCCAGTGGCAGAAGCGGATCGACGACCTGGCCGCCTGATCCACCAGACGTGAGACGGGACGGGGCCGAGGTGAGATCGGCCCCCTCCCACCCCCAACGATACGTGAGGAGCACAGACATGGGACGCATGAAGGACTTGGCCATCGACGTCATGAGCTACGAGGCCGGCGAGCTCGACGCCAGGGAGACGCTGGAGCTGTTCGGCACGCTCATCAGAAGCGGCATGGCGTGGACCCTCCAGGGTTCGTACGGCCGGATGGCCAACGAGCTGATCCACGCGGGCTACCTGACCAGGGACGGCGACGTCACCGACTGGGGTACCGAGATGGTGGAGGAGTTGGCCGCCGCGTGAGCCTGCCCCGCTTCCCCCGGCAGTTGAGCGCACGGGTCGACCCCGAGCTGGTCCGCCACATCAGAACCCTGCGCATCGCCGGCCTGAGCTACAGCCAGATGGTCAAGTGGGGAGTCGCCCTGCTGGCCGACGTCTACCGACAGGCGTGGATCTACCGCCAGGCGCCGCCCGGCGAGACCCCCATCTTGAAGTCCTACATCTACGCACCGTACGACCCCAACCACCAGGGCCCGCCCTGGCTCGACGACGAGGAGATCACCGATGAAGACCGCAGCGAAGTACGTCCTGACGTTCCTGGCCCTGGCCCTGCTGGGCTCCCTGACCTGGACCTCGCCGGCCTCGGCCTCCGACGTGAAGCCGGTGAAGCTGCCCGTGAAGGTGACGTACGTGCCCGTGTTCCACATCCCGACGCGGCCGTGCGCTGACGACTTCGACGACCGCAACTGCTACTGGGATGCGGGCAAGCGCGGGAACGGCAAGGGGTACTCGTACTACGTCGACCGCGTGGGCAGCGTGACGTACCTGGACCCGAAGCTGAACGACCCGGCCAAGCGCAAGGCGTGGAAGGACACGAACAAGCGGGCAGGCCGCGAGTACTGGGGCACGGTGTGGGGACACCGCCTGTGCTACGCGAAGGTCGGCGACACCTCCTACATCTACTGCTTCGACGGCTTCCGCGAGACGTCCTGACTGTGCATGTGTGACAAGGCGAAACCTCCTGGGAGGGAGGTCCGCGAGGGATGGCTGCCCCCGCGCTGATGAGCCAAGCCACGACGAGAGGAGACACCCCAGTGACGACGGTCCACATCCCCACCCTGAAGGCGGCCGAGGCCGCTCGCGACGAGGCCATGCAGCGGGTGTACGACAGCGCAGCCGAGGAGTGGAAGGCCCAGGCGCACGCCACGATCATCGCGGTCGCCGACTCCCTCGGTAAGTTCACGGTCGACGACCTGTGGGACGCCGGCCTGGTCAAGCCGGACGAGCCGCGAGCCCTGGGTCCGGTGCTCCGCAAGTCGGCACGCGACGGGTTCATCCGTCAGACCGGGCTGTACGCCAAGAGCAGGTACCGCAACGCCACCCCGATCCCCGTGTGGGTGGACGCCACCGCCCCGGTGACTGCGTGAGCAGGCAGAGCTCCGGCTGGGAGTACGTGAACGGGGTGCCCCGCTGGGCCCCCACCATCGAGGGTGCGATCTCCGAGCTGACGCACGACAAGTACGGCCATGAGTACGAGGAGCTGCACGACGATCTGATGGACATCGTGCGGGCCACGCAGCGCGACTGCGCCGACCGCCTGACGGAGGCAGGCTTCGCCGAGGCGGTCGAGCTGATCTTCCCTGACTACCCCGAGGAGGACTGAGTGAGTGACCTGATCGTGGGCCTGGCAGGGTATGCCAGGTCCGGGAAGAACGAGGCGGCCAACGTCCTCGTCACCCGAGGCTGGAGGCAGGCGGCCTTCGCCGACCCGCTCCGTGACTTCCTGTACGCCCAGAACCCCCTGATCCCCGGCCACTACGGCGCCGGGAACCTGCGACTGCGGACCTTGATCGACCGCACCGGCTGGGACTACGCCAAGGTGACGTACCCCGAGGTGCGGGCCCTGCTCCAGCGGACCGGCACAGAGGCCGGCCGCCAGGTGCTCGGCGAGAACGTGTGGGTGGATGCCCTGCTCGACCGGCACGCTGACGCGCCCGCCCTGGTCATCACCGACTGCCGATTCCCCAACGAGGCCGAGGCCATCGCCAAGCGGGGCGGCATCCTGATCCGAGTGGACCGACCCGGAGTTGGCCCGGCCAAGGACAAGTACGGCCGAGCCCACATCAGCGAGACGTCACTCGACGACTACGACTTCGACCACTACCTGATCAACGACGGATCGGTGGTCGACCTGCATGAGAAGTTGACCGGCGTCGCCAGCCTGGTCGAGCCCAACTTGCACATCGCGGCGTGACGTGTGTAAGTTGAACACCATCAAAGAGCTCGACGGCCTGCCGGACGGCGCCGAGATCGAGCTCCTGGACAAGCGGGAGACCCGCCTCTACAAGGAGGCCGGCAACTGGCGGAGCCGAGAGAAGGCCGCCACCCAGAACATCTACGCGTACGTCAACACCCGCCGCTACGGAGCGCGGGTCATCGGAGAGGAGACCGCAGCCGTGACCGAGAAGCCCGAGACGATCCAGGAGATCATCGCCCGCTACCGCGAGGCGTACGACAAGCGCGAGGCCGGCATCCTGTCCTTCCTCGACGACGAGGGTGAGCTGAAGGAAGGCCAGTCGTACGAGGCATACGACGAGCACAGCTACGACGCCTGGTCGGACTCGCACGGCGACCTCAGTAGCCTCCTCTCGGAACTGGAGGACGCGCTCCGCCCCGAGGGTCAGCGTTGAGGATCACCCCCAGGTCCCATGAGATCAAGAAGATCGTGGACTTGCTCGACGATCCCACCTTCGACTCGGCCGAAGCCATGGCGAAGGCGGTGATCAAGGAGGTCGCCGAGATGATCCAGATGCGAGACCTGTACGTCCTGGTCCACACCTGGGCGGATGGCTCGAAGGGCCTGAACATGGGGCCCTTCGGTGCCGTCGCCGAGGCGGAGACCTTCGCCAAGAAGGTGAGCATCGGAGGTACCGGCCGAGTCGTGCCGATCACCTCGTCGGGGATCATCCTGGCGAACGCGACCGGCAAGGAGGGCGGCTGGCCCGGCTACTGCTGGAACCCTGAGTGTGGACACAGCCCGACCAACCACGCCATCGACGGATCGAGTCGAGGCAAGTGCCACATCGTAACGTGCAAGTGTGACCGGTTCGTCAAGGACGACCCGTCCATCAAGAAGACCAAGAAGACCACGGCCCGCAAGGCTGCGGCGAAAGGTGTGAACGAGCTGTGAGCGGCTGCGACTGGAAGCCCTGCAAGTGCGGGCAGAAGCGCGACTTCATGAGTAAGCGGACTGCCGAGAAGGCGCTCGGCAAGGCGCAGGCCAAGAGGACCCGCCGAGCTGACGCTCGCGGCAGTAGGCGCGGCACGAAGATCGAGCACCGCAGCTACCAGTGTGAGCACGGGGGTTGGCACCTGACCTCGGAGAACAGCTCGTCGTACGAGAACCGGATGACCAGGGAGGCAGCGCAGTGGTGAACGGATGGAGCTGGGTGCAGGAGGGCCAGCGCATCGCGGAGGAGTCGAGGCGGGCCGGCGAGCTGGACATCGACGCCATCAAGGCCAGCTCGATCGTCTTCGAGGGGCCGCTCGACGCGCTGAAGTACGGCCAGGTCGAGCAGGCGGTCGCCGAGCCGGCACCCAAGGTGGGCGGGTTCGTCGGAGACCTGGCGGACATGGTGCGAGAGCTGGAGAACTGCCGAGCCGGCCACTGCGAGGCCGCGTACAAGCAGAACGACATCGGCGGCCAGGCCCGGCATGTGGTGGGCAAGATCGCCGCCATCGTGGGCCAGCCGATGAGCCCACCGCTCGACCGTAACGTCTGGAGCCCGGCCAACATGGGCCGCGTGATCGCGGCCGTGCAAGAGCTGGTCAACGAGGTCGAAGACCTCCGCAAGAAGCAGCCGAAGACCATCGCGGCGCTGCATGAGGCGCTGACTCACCTCGGGGAGGGTGTGTAAGTGACGCTGAGCATCGAACCGCTGGAGCCGGTCACCGACGAGGACGTTCTGATCGTGTACGGGTTCCACCAGGCGCGTGCGTACCCGGAGTTCAACCGCAACAACGTCTACACCCTGCACGGGGTCGCCGCCTTCGGCCGGCTGAACGGCAGGCGCCCGGCGAGGGTATTCCACACCGGCCTCGGCCTGAGTCGGGAGGCTGACCGCCTCCGCAACGAACTCGCCCGCATGGAGGCCCTGTTCGGCACCAAGGTGCACCACGTCAACGAGCTCTACATGCACGACGAGGTCGCCAGTGAAGCGTGACAACGCCCCCGTGATCGTGACGTTCATGCTCGCCGTCTTCATCCTCGGGATGCTGAGCGGCGCCGTCATCACCGACCACGCATGGAAGGCCCAGATCAACCAGACGCAGGAGGTACCCACCCCGTGACCGACATTCAGACCCGCAGCGACGTGACCGTCGAGCTCGTCAAGAGCTCCGCCACTGACTCTGACGTCGCCACGGCCGCCCGAGTCTCCACCATCGGCGGAAGCCATGAGCGGGTGGTCGACCTGGAGCGGGACGCCGGCCTCATCAACTACCTGATGCGGGACCGGCACGGGAGCCCCTTCGAGCACACCTCGTTCACCTTCTACGTCGAGGCCCCGATCTTCGTGGCCCGCGAGTTCTTCCGCCACCGCACCGGATGGTCGTACAACGAGGAATCCGGCCGCTACAAGCAGCTCCAGCCCGTCTTCTACGTGCCGGCCCAGGAACGCCCCCTGCTCCAGGTGGGCAAGCCCGGCGCCTACGAGTTCAAGCAGGGCAGCGACGCCCACTTCGCCCGCATGGCCTCGAACATGCTCGTCGCCTACCGCGAGAGCTACGAGGCGTACGAGGACATGCTGAAGGCCGGCATCGCCCGCGAGGTAGCCCGCATGGTCCTCCCCGTCGGCATCTTCACCAGCTTCTACGCCACCTGCAACGCCCGCTCCCTGATGCACCTCCTCGGACTGCGCACCAAGAGCCACGTCGCCGCCTTCCCGAGCTTCCCCCAGCGTGAGATCGAGATGGTCGCCGAGCGGATGGAAGACCACCTCGCCGAGCAGATGCCGATGACGTACGGAGCCTTCAACTCGAACGGGCGGGTGACGCCGTGAGCGACAGCCCCATCGTGAGCGTGGAGTGGCGAAGGACGAAGTGGACCCCGGCCGAGCGGGAGCGCCTGGCGCGCATCCTCTTCGGGCCGGTCGCCAAGAAGAAGTAAAGTCGTTACACTTGCATACGGCGCATGACGCCCCCCGTGCCATTCCGGCCGGGGGGTTTCGTGCGTCCTGGATCAGGAGGGGAATCATGCGAACCAAGACGCTGCCGCGTCAGCGCAAGGCCCTGCGCGTCGCCATCTACCTGCGCGTGTCCACGTCCAAGCAGCTCGACGGCTACGGCCTGGATGTGCAAGACGAGCGGTGCCGGGCCTGGATCGAGTACCAGCTCAAAGGCACGCCGTACACCATCGTGGACGTCTACACCGATGGCGGCGTGTCCGGCAAACTTGCACACCGGGACGACCTGGACCGGATGACGGCAGACATCGAGGCCGGCCTGATCGACGTCGTCGTCTTCGCCAAGCTGGACCGCATCGGCCGCACCATGCGCAACATCCACCGCTGGGTGTACGACGCGACCGATGTCGTCGCCGACCAGGCCACCGGCCGGAAGGTGCGCATCGCCACCGCCGACGGACGCATCGACTCCGACGACCAGATGTTCGGCATCCAGCTCTCCCTCCTCGCGTACATGGCGGAGGTCGAGCACGCCCTGATCCTGGAGCGCACGATGGGCGGCCGGATCAAGAAGATCTCCGGGGGAGGCTGGGCCAGCGGCACGCCGCCCTACGGCTACATGCTCGACGACGAGGGCGAGCCCGTCGTCAACCCGACCGAGAAGGAGCTCGTCGAGAAGGCCGCCGAGCTGCTGATCGACAAGCGGATGAGCCGGGGCGAGGCCGCCAAGGAACTGAACGAGCTGAAGTACCGCACCCGCACCGGGAAGCTGTGGGAGGGCAACAACCTCGTCCTCCGCCTGCGCCTGGCCGTCCGTGGGTACGTCGACTTCTCCTTCTCCGGCGTGAACGAGGACGGCGAGGAGATCACCACCTCCTACCAGGTCGAGCTCCCCGAACTCCTGCCCGAGGGTCGGCGCAAGGCCCTGGAGACCGCCCTGGAGGACATGAAGGGCACCCCCCGGACCACATACAGCAACCACCTCCTCTCCGGCCACCTGATCAGCCTCTGCGGCTCCAGCCGGTACGGCGCAGCCCGCGCCCAGCAGGGCGACTCGGTCTACCGCTGCTCCAACCAGGCCACGACCGCCGAGGGGCACACCTGCAAGCAGATACCCGCCGAGCCGACCGAGAAGTTCGTCTGGGACGAGGTCGCCAAGCTCCTGACCGACCCCGACGCCATCAAGGGACTGATCGACGACTGGCTGGGCGGCGTCCCCGAGCGCGCCGAGTCCTACCGGGCCCGCCTGGTGGAGATCGACGACAAGCTGAACCGGCTGCGCAACACCCGGCGCAAGAAGATCGCCGCGCTGGTCGCCTCCCTCGACGAGGACGACGAGAACGACCAGGAGCTGATCAACGAGATCAAGGAGCAGATCGCCGAGAAGGAGAAGGAGCTCCGCGAGGAGCAGGAGCGCATCACCGAGTGGCTGGAGGAGTCCGAGCAGAAGGAGGCGAAGGCCGACACCATGCGGGCGGTCATTGACCGCGTCGGCTCCAGCCTCCACGACCTCGGGACGGCCGAGAAGAAGGGGATCTTGGAGCTCCTGCGGGTCCGGGTCCAGATCGTCGGCGACAGCGTGTCCGGGCAGGCTGGCGGGACCAAGGACCCGATGCTGGAGTGGCACCGGAAGAACAAGATCACCATCCCGCTCGCCGTCTCCGACGAGCAGTGGGCGCGAGTCGAAGGCATCCTGGCAGGGGGACGAAAGCCCAAGCCAGAGGATCGGGCGTGCTTCGAGATGCTGCTGGAGAAGCTGCGGAACGCGGCGGGATGGCACGACTACGACCGGGACGAGCGGATGGGCGGGAAGGGCTGGGGCTTCTTCTACCGCTTGGCTCGCCGCTGGTTCTCTGATGGCATGTACGCCGAGGCCCTGGAGGGGATGGGCCCGTATGTAGGAGCCGCAGCTCCTTCTGGTTACACTCTGCCTCCCATGAAGATTTACGGCGCGATCGACGATTCACCGGAGGATGTCGTGAAAACTGAAGCGGAGGAGCGTACTGCTTCCACCAAGGGGATTCGCGGAACCACTTCAGGTTTCGAGTTCGAGATCGCCAGCTCCAAGACGGCCTGACCAGGCAGAACGCACCAACAAGCAAGCCCCCGTCCGTAAGGGCGGGGGCTTCTTGCTGTCTACCGTTGGAGGGTGTCCTCCCAGCGGACCCGGCGAAGGCCCCTCGGGTGGCACGGGCAGGCGCAACGGTGCTGGTGGTAGACCACTCCCTGCACCGTCATGTCGAGGTTCCCGTCGCAGTACTCATGCAGCTCGATGTCCTTGGCGCAGGCCGGCGCCACGTCGGTCACGGCTGCCATGCCTTCATCCCCTTGCTCGCCATGCAGGAGGAGCACGCGACCTGGATGAACGGCGGGCCTGACTGGCGCTCGACGGCGACCACGATCGTGACCTTCTCGGACAGCTTCCAGCAGTAGTTGCATGCTCGATTCATGCCTGAACCGTATCGCGCCATGACCGGACCGTAGCGACCCGTAGTGCACCATTCTCCGATCGCGGACCCATGGTGCACCGTCGTACGGTCCGGTCATGGAGATCCAGATCGACCGGCGCCGTTCCGTGTGGCCACAGGTGGCCCAGATCATCCGCCAGCGGGTGGAGGACGGCACCTACGCGGCCGGCGAGGCGATCCCATCCACCGTCGCCCTCGCGGGGGAGTTCGACGTCTCCACCAGCACCATGCGCAAGGCCCTCGTCTCGCTCATCAACGATGGCACGCTCTGGACGGAGCCCAGCATGGGCACCTACGTCCGAGACAGCGAAAAGCCCCCCACCCAGGACGGGTGAGGGGCCTTCGGGGCTGCTCGTTACCGGCCGAGCTGCCGGTTGAGCTTCGCCTGCTTCTTCATGAGCTTCGTCTGCTTCTTCGCCTGCTTCTTCGTGGCCTTGGTGTAGGCCGCCGTGCGCTCCTTGTCGGACCGGAAGTCGACCAGGCCCAGCGTCGTCACGGACAGCGTCTTGCGGATCATCCCCATGATGGTCCCCCCTCTTGGTTGAGCAGTGGATCACTGTAGTGCACCGTAGCGCGCCACGGGGGCGCACAGGGTCATCCTGCACGCCCCCACTGACAACGGTCGGCGCACGGGGCAGGGCGCTCGTATGAGCGGAGTGTCCGCTCTGTACGATTACCTGCGGGTAATTTTGTAGGGATGTTACAGGTCTACGCGCGACAACCATCCGCATACCCTGTATGTACCGCTCAGTGAGGCTTTGGCCCCACGTCCTGGCGGTAGAAGGCGAGCGATCCAAGGTCGCTGACCGCTTCGCCCCATGGCCGTCAGGGAGGGCCGTCAGTGAGTGCCAACCAGAAGAAGCTCATCGCGTACGCATTCTGTCTCCTGGTCTCGATCATCCTCGGCGGCATCGCTGCCTTCGTGATCTGCGAGATCGGCTGCCCCCCGCTGGTCATTGCCGGTGCGGCGGCTGCCACCCTCTTGGGGGGCATGGATGTCGGGGCCAGGATCATCGGCCCCTTCGAGTTCAGGAACTGACAAAGCTCCCCCTCCCGCGTCGGGGAGAGGGAGCACTCGTCGTGATCAGCGCACGGGGCAGGCGCCGTTCGCGCAGTTCTCGTCGTAGCTGTCGTCGACCGACGTCACCTCGTACTCGGCGAACTGCTCGGCGGTCAGCCGCTCGTACGGGGCCTGCGGACGGGTGCCGTCCGGCATCAGGGTGGTGCCCTTCAGCTCCGGCAGGAAGGAGGCGATCACTCGCTCGGCCTCCTCCTGGGGCAGGCTGCCCTCGGGGAAGTTCACCGTGTACGAGACCGCGTTGTCGGCCCATTCGGTCTGGTACATGGCCTGGAAGGCGAGCATGTTGGTCAGGCTCACCTCGTCGGCCGACTCCACGATCGCCGGGTCGTAGCCCATGCGCTCGACCTCGTCGACCAGCTTGTCCTTCGTCGGGTAGGCCACGACCATCGTGTTGCCGGACTGGTCGTAGATGCACTTCTCGACGAGCAGGCCCTGAGCGACCGCCTCCTCGACCGTCTTCACCTGGGCCGGGTCGACCATGGAGAAGCGGACGCGGCGGTTGAAGAACCTGGCGTAGATGGTGTGGATGCCCTCGCTCACGCCGGGCAGCTTCGCGATCGAGCCGGTCGGCGCCACCGTGGTCACCTTCACGGGCTCCGGCGTACGGAGCTGGAAGGAGTAGGCCCGAGCCTCCTCGCGGACCGTGTCGTACAGGTCGTTGAGCAGGTTGCGGAACTCGTACCCGTACGGAGCATCCGAGTAGCGGATGCCCTGCTTGGCGAGGAAGCCCTGCACGCCCAGGTGGCCGACGCCGATGCGCCGGTTGCCCGCGAGCTTGGCCGCCTGCTCCGAGTCCGTCACGTCGCCGAAGGTGGCCCGGATCAGGAAGCGGGTCATCAGCTCATGCGCCCGGTGCAGGCCCTTGCGGTCCACGCTCGCGCCCTTCACCCGAGGGGCGAAGTAGTCGAGGTTGACGTGGCCCAAGTTGCAGTTCTCGGCCGGCTCCAGCGCGATCTCGCCGCACGGGTTGGTCGCGATGACCTCGCCGACCTCGCCCTCGTTGGAGTACGAGCTGTTCCAGTAGCCGGGCTCCCCGTTCAGGAGCATGGCCCCGACCGCCTGGCTGTGGACTGCGGCAGCCTCAGCGTGCCGTCCGTCCGTCACCTCGTTGAGGGCCTGGATGAACCGGTTGTCGATCTCGACCGAGATGTTCGTCGTCCAGTGCTTCGACCCGTCCTTCTTGCAGTCGAGGAAGTCCTGGATGAACGGGTCGTCCCACTTGCAGATGGCCATGCGAGCCGAGCGGCGGACGCCGCCCGAGACGACGCACTCCGCGATGGCGTGGTCGATCTCCATGGCCTCGGTCGGCTTCAGGTGGCTGCCGGTGGCGGAGGACAGGACGCGGCCGACCTCCTGGAGCATCCGAGCGAACGGGCCAGGGCCACTCGCGGTGCCGCCGAACGTCTTCAGTCGGCTGCCCTTGCAGCGGACGCGGCTCACGTCGTAGACGCGCTGCTTGTGCTTGACCTCGTCGTCGGTCATGAAGGTGTCGATCAGGTCGACCAGGGCGTCAGCCCAGCCTTCACGGGAGTCCTCGACCTCGAAGGCGCCGGCCCAGTCGGAGTCGTACTCGGTCGACAGGAGGCCGGCCGCCTTCATCTCCTCGTAGTCCTGGTGCATCGGGTCGCACACGACGTGGACTTCGAGCTCGCGGCGCGGTGCGCCGTACGGGGCGAGGTACTTGGAGCTGTAGTTGCCGCCGACACCGCCACCTTCCATCAGGCGCATGAAGGTGAACTCGAAGTGCCGGGACAGCTTCTCGCCCCAGGGGGCGACGTGGCAGTTGAAGAGGTACTGCCGGCCCTTCACTCCCGTCGCCCACAGATGGCGCCCTGCGGGGATGATGGCGAAGCGGTCCATGAAGGAGACCAGCTCCTCGTATTCGGCCGTCACAGCCGCGCTCCAGGCCGTCTCGTCGGCACCGTGGACGAGGGCGAGGTTGCCCTTGGCGACGCGGCGGACGGTGTCCGGCCAGGTCTCCTTCGAGCCGTCGGCCAGCGTGCGGGAGTAGGTGCGGTTGTAGACGAGCTCGCCGGTCGGGCCGAAGGGAACGGTTGTCACTGGTGAAGTCCTCCTTGAAGTCTGTTGTCTGGCACTGCCTGAAGGGGGCGACCCTGTCGGCCGCCCCCTGCTTCACTTGCACACTTACATCGGTCTGTCGGTCAGCTCGCCGAGCACCAGGATCATCCGCTTCAGGGTGCCCGCGCTGTACGCGGCTAGGTCGCACAGCACCTTGACCTGCGCCGCCATCTCCTCGGGCGTAGGCGCCGGGTTGTCGAAGTAGGCGAGGCTCACCTTGATCCGCTCGCTGAGGTAGACGATCGCCTCGTCCGCCTCTGCTCGCAGGCCGTCGAGCATCTGCCGCTTCTGGACGCCGGCAAGCTCGGCCTCGTTGTACGGGCGGGAGTAGACCTCGCCGTCATCGTCGTTGCGCCAGAAGTACATGAGGCGGTCGTCGTCCCAGTACTCGCGCTGCTGAGTCTGCATTCCCTCCGGGGGCAGGATGCTCACTGTTCGTCCTCCAACTGGTCGTATCCGTCGATGTACTTGTCGCCGTTCAGCCAAGCCGTCACCTTGCCGACAGCCCGCTCCGTGGCTCGCTGCGCTCCCGACTTCTGCACGCCCCGCAGCGTGCCGATCTCGTCGTAGGCGTAGTCCAGGCCGTAGCGCAGGAGGAGCGACTGCCGCTCGATCAGGGTGAGGTCGGCCCGCTTCCATGCCTGCTTGATGTCGGCGATGTGCGCATACAGCGTGTTCGCCAGCTTCGGGTTCGCCTTCACCTTCGGCATGTCCGCGTCCGGGGAGGTCTCCTGCTTGATCCCGTAGGCAGCCTCGACGTCCCAGACGGCCGGGAGGATGTGCTCGACGAGGGCTCGGTTGTAGCTGCTCACTCAGCCTCACCGAGGGCTTCGAGGTTGGCCTCGTAGGAGACCTGCTTGGAGCGGTGCTTCTCCTTGGTCAGGTAGGCGTCCCGCAGGCGCTGAGTCAGCCACTTGTAGAGGGCGCCGGGCCCCTTGTCGAGGGCTGTCCGCGCCTTGCTGGGCCTGGTGGCCAGCAGGATCAGGGCCTCCTGGTAGGCGTCCTCGTACCCCAGGACGGACGAGTAGCTGTCGGCTGCCTTGCGGGCCGCCCGCTGGGCGATCCCGTCCGTCTCCTCGGTGACGATGGACCAGTCCGGCTTCTCGTCGGTGCTGGTGCTGAACTCGGTCTCGATCAGGTTGAGACTCACTGGCTGACTACCTCCTTCACGGGCACGCGCCCGTCCTTGGTTACTGCGACGATCAGTCCGGGGGCTCCTCCCGAGCCCTTGCTGTGCCGGAACCACGTCGACTCGGATTCCATCGACGGCGCCTGGATGAAGGTCCGGGGTCCGTCTGCTTCGATCAGTTCGTGGTGCAGGTGGCCGGCGAGCAGGAGGTCGGCCTGGTGCATGGCCGAGTCCTTGTTGAACGCCTGGCCCTTCCACCACTCCCACTGCTTGCCGGGCCGGAACTGGTGGCCGTGGACGTGGGCGACGACCGTGCCCGAGCACTCGACGACGACGCTCAACTCGTCCGTGTCGGGGACGAAGAACTCGACGTGAGCGAACCGGTCGGGGTTCAGGTCGGCCGCGTCCTTGACGGCGATCAGGGCCTCGGTGTCGTGGCTGTCGTCGTACCGCGTCACGCCCTTGCCGCTGAACCGGACGGCTTCGCCGTGGTTGCCGGGCACGGCCGCCATCGTCAGCCGCTCGCAGAGCGGGGCGAAGACGAGGAGCGCGTGGAGCATCACGCGCCGGGTGAGGCGGATCTGCTCGTTCAGGGTGAGCGGCGTGCGCCACACGTTGGCCCCGCCCTGCGAGACGAAGCCTTCGATGTGGTCGCCGAGCCAGGCGATGTGGACGTGGACGATGTTGAACCGCAGCCGGTAGGCGGCCAGCAGTTCGGCGGCCCGGTTCAGGCAGTCGACCGTGCGGGCGAGGGTGCCCTCGACTCCGTCTCCGTCGATCTTGCCGAACTGCATGTCGCCGAGGGCGACGATGAAGGTGTAGCCCTCCTCGCCCTTGACGGCCATGGCCAGTGGCTCGGCCGGGGGAGTGGAGTCGATCGCGGCTAGGAGCTCGTCGATCGCCGGCCTCTCGCCTGCGACAGTTGCACACTTGCGGGCGAAGGAGAACCGGGTGGAGACGCCGAGGTCCCCGTTCGCCATGGTCCACTCCGAGGAGCGGAAGCCGGTGACCGTCCACTCGGCCGGGTCGAGCCCCTGCTTGGCCAGCACGCTGACCGCCTCGGACTCGTTCGCCTCGAACGTCTCGCCCCGCACGGCGACTTCGGCCTCGTCGCCCTTGATCTCGATCTGGCGGGTGAAGTCCTTGTCGGGGTCGGTCTGCCTGGCCGGGACGGCAGGGCCGATCGGCTTGGCCAGCAGGCTGTCAAGCAGCTCGCTCACTGGAGCCTCCTTCCTGCCGGAGTGCCCGGCGATACGTGCGGATGGTGGTGGCGGACACGTCGTGTCCGTGGATGCGGAGGACGGACGACAGCCAGTCGGCCGACGTCTGGCCGAGGAGGTGGGGGACCAGGGCCTCGCGCTCCTCCAGGGTCAGCACCGACCAGATGTCGATCAGCGTGGGGCCCGGTGTGCCGGGCAGGTCGGCGCTCAGTCGAACGCCCCGAGCTCGGAGGCCCAGTACATCTGGACCAGCTCGAAGGTCTCCTCGCGGGTGAAGCCCTCCTTGCGTAGGGACGCCCGCAGGTCGCCCACGATCGAGGCGGCCCGGCTCACGTTGGTGAAGTGGTCGACGACCTCGGGCTCGGCGACCTCGATCCTGTCCCACTCCTCGGGGGAGAAGAACTCCCCTTCCTCTGCGCTCACTTGCCGGCCTCGTCGATCTGCTCGATGCGAGCAAGGGCGACGGCGGTGAGCTGAGAGAGGGCGTACCGCTCCTCGGCCGGGTTCAGCGAGGCCAGCGCCTCGAAGGTGAGCGACAGGACCAGGCTGTCGATCGCGCCGTCCTTGGCGTACTGCCTGCCCCAGGCCGCCGCTCGTCCGTCGTGGCTGCGGGCACGCTCCTCGGGTACCGGCTTGGTGGAGTAGTCGCCCAGGTGCTGCGCCGCCGCGCGGACGTCGCCCAGGATGCGGGTCATCGGGTCCGGCTTGCGTCCACCGCGCTTGGGCTTCTGCTCGACCTCGGTCTGCTCGGTCTCTGCCACTGTCAGTCCTCCTTCTTCTGCACCAGGGAGAGCAGGTGCTCTGCCCCGTGTGCCATGTAGGTGTCGGTCACGTCGGCCTTCAGTCGCACCGCCTTGGCGGAGCGCAGAGCGCGCGTGATCTTGCCGGTGAGCTCGGCTCCCGCGTCGTCCGGATCGGCCCAGGTCCACACGCGGTTGAAGCCGGCGAGCATCCTTCGGTGCCGGCCGAACCACATGTTGGCGCCGGGGATGGCGACAGCCGGCAGCCCGATCTTGTTCAGGATGATGGCGTCGAGCTCGCCCTCGGTGACGTGAATCTCTTCGCCTGCTCGGTGGACGGCCCCGATGCCGAACATGCGGGGGATGTCGTCCTTGATCGTGTTGTACTTGCCGTGGAAGTAGTCGCGGTGGTTGTGCTCGCTCAGGCAGCGGAACCGCACGGTGAGCGGCTGTCCGTCTCGCCCGAGGTAGGGGATGGCGAGCATCCCTCGGTACTTCTCATGGCCCGGCGCCGGGTCGGCGACGATCCCGAGCCGGAAGGCCAGGGCCTCGTCCCGCCCGATCCCTCGCGACATCAGGTAGGCCGCCGTCTCGGCCGTGAGGTGCGCCTGGTAGGTGGCTACCGCCTCCTCCAGCATCTCCTTCTGGGACGTCGAGAGCGGCGTGAGCGGTTCGTGCTCGGCCAAGCTGGATCTCCTCCTTACTTCCGCTTCCAGGCCGGCACGTAGCCGCTACCTGTCTTCTTGCCGGGCTTCTTCTGGGCGGCCCGGTGGCCGCCTCCGTACCGGCTGGTGTAGCCGTCGCTCTTCTCGGCGACCGCGCCCTCTTCCAGGCCGTGCTCCTTGGCGTACGCCTTGGCCTGCTTGAAGTCGATCTCCACATGGAGCTGTTCGGAGTGGTACTTCTCGATCAGCGTGAAGCTGTCTCCGCCGTTCGAGCAGGAGTGGCAGTTCCACAGGCCCTCGTCGAGCTTGTAGGAGAACGACGGGGTGTTGTCGTCGTGGAGCGGGCACTTCGCCATGCCCGAGTTCCGCTGGTCGTTGAAGTCGACGTCGAAGTGGTGCATGACCGCTTCGAGGGTGGGCTTGCTGTCGGTGCCTCCGCCCTGGTCGGAGTCGATCCGGTGGAACCTCACGGGTGCACCACCTCCAGGGCCTCTTCGACGGCGAGGACCAGGGCGAGGTCGGAGTCGGGGTCTTCGATGTAGGCGAAGAACGCCTCCGTCTCGTCGTGCAGTTCGTCGCGCTCGGCTTGGGTCATGTCCCAGCCCATGAACCCGATCACTGCGGGTCCAGCCCGAGGTAGTCCTCGACGGTGGTGAGCACGAACGCCTTGCGCCAGTTCTTGCCGCGCCGCTTGACGACCACGATGGACTCGACGTTCTCCAGGTCCAGGCCTCGGTGCTTGGCGAAGTTCTCGCGCTCGACGATGGCCTGACCCAGGAAGACGCCGGGCTCGAATTTCGCGTTCTTCGCCTCGATCACCAGGTACTTGCCGTCGCCCTCGCGGATGACCATGTCGCCCTCGTCCTCGGCGCCGGCCAGGCGCAGGGACTCGACGTCGAAGCCCTCCTCGCGCAGGCCGTCGCGGAGATCCGACTCCCACTCGGCGCCCTTGCGCTTGTTGCGCTTGTTCCTCGCCGCCACACTGTTGCTCAACTTACACACCACCTCCCAGTAGAGCCGGGCGGACGCCCGGCGGTGTCTGCGACAGTATCACACTACGAGCCAAGACTCAACGCGACCTTGACCGGCGACCACTCCTCGGCCGGCTTCGCCTGCGCGGCCTGGACGATCTCCCGCTTCTCCGCCTTGGCGAAGCGCGTGTACTCCGGCTGGCAGATCATCGTCGCGTAGCGTCCGGCAGTCGGATCGCACGGACCCATGCGCTGCTTGATGCACGCCACGTTGTAGGCCAGCGAGGTCGGGTCCAGAGCCACAGAGAGCGAGAGCTCCGGCTTCTCGGACAGGCCGCCCTTGACCTGGTCGCGGGACGGGGGAGCCCAAGGGTTCGTCTTGGCTTCCCAGTTCTTGTCGCTCGCGTGGTGCAGGATGATGACGGTCGCGCCCGTGTGACGGGCCAGCTCGGTGCAGCCCTGCATCACAGCCATCTGCTCGGTGTAGTCCGACTCGGCGCCCTCGAAGTCCATCAGGTTGTCGAACACGATCACCTCGGGATACCGGTCCCACAGCTCGACGTACGCCTCCAGCTCCTCGTCGACCGCCCGCCAGGTGATGGGGGAGCCGAAGGAGAAGGTGATGTTCGAGTCGGCCAGCGCGTCGATGTACGCCTGCCTGTACTTGCCGCCCTCCGCCATGCCGGCCTCGACCATCTCGGTCGTGTCCTTCGTGGCCATGGAAGCAAGCCGGGACGAGGCCGTGAAGGCGCTCATGTCGGCGGAGAAGTACAGCGAGGGGAGGTTCATCTGCGCCACCCAGAACAGGGCGAAGCCCGACTTCTGCGTGCCGGAGCGGCCGGCCACCATGATGACCTCGCCATGTCGGGGACGAACGCCCATGGCGTACAGGTCGTCGAACGCCTCTACGCGCGGGAGTTCACGGCCGCTTGCAGCATGGAGCGCCAGGGACCTTCCAGGGGTGAGCACTGAGTGGACTCCTCTCGGTAGACGGTGGTCTTGATGCCGGACGCCTCGATCAGGGTCTGGCAGGCCGGGCACGGCTTCCGCGTCACGTACAGCGTGGCTCCGGCCAGCTCGTACGGATCGGCGTGCTCGATGGCGTTACGTTCGGCGTGCGTCGCCGCACAGTTGGAGTAGTCGCTGTCCCGAGCGCACTCATCGGTCGACAGCTTCCCTCGCGGGCAGTTGCCCGCAGACGCACAGCCAGCGATGCCGGCCGGCAAGCCGTTGTACCCAACGGCGAGGACACGGTGTGTCCGTCCCAGGATGACGGCGCCCACCTGGGCGCGCGTACAGTCGGCTCGCGTAGCCACGACATCGGCCATGGCCAGGGCCCACTCGTCCCAGCTCGGTCTCACTGAGACCTCCCTCCTGCGGGCTGGCGCCCGCTCATCCACCTCCCTCCACTCGCAGCGACACTTACACAGTCAGATCAGTCGAAGTCGGGGACCGCAGCCAGGGCGGCCTCCGCCTCCTTCTCCCGCTTGTCGGCGTACGCGATCACGCCGTTACGGACGGCCGCGTCGGTGATCGGACGCCACACCCACGCGGGGTGCGCGCCGGGCTTCTTCGGGGGAACCTGCTCCAGCTTGACGATCGTGGCGCCGCCGACGATGGTCTCCAGGTCGCGGGCGAGGATGGTCTGCTCGATCCTCTGGCCCTTGGCGACCTGCGGGGTGCCGGCCTGGAGGGAGCCGGCGTCCTGGAAGACGGTCACGTCCGCGAGGACGGAGTCCTTCGGGCCGTTCGGGGTGGGGCGCTGACGCTCGAACTGGTGGACCTCGATGAGGATCGCGACCGCGTTGATGTTGTCCTTCGGCTTGAACCAGCCGCCGCCCTGGACCGGGATGTCGATGAGGTTGAGAGCCACTGTGTCTGATCTCCTTCGTTCGTTGCCTGCTCGGCAGTTACGGTGTGATGCGTTACTGAGGTACTGCGGTTGCCGCTACGCGGCCGGCGCCTGGAGCGCCTTGCCCTTCGCCTTCCAGGCCGCCATCACGGCCGCGTCAGCGAAGAAGGACTGGTTGGCGGCCCACAGCTTCTTCAAGCCGTGGACCGTGGTCTGCTTCTCGATCTCCCCGAGGATGTACGCGTTGGGGTCTTCCTTCTTCGGCTCTGCGACACTTGCACTGCCGGGCCAAGGGCCACCGGACTGTGCAGCCGAAGCCGCCGCCCACGGGTCATCGGTCGGCTTGGCCGGCGCCTCGTTCGTCGTCTCCTCGACGACCGTCGCTCCGAGCGCCGTCGCGATCAGACCCTTGCCGTGCGCGATGTTCGTCGCGTTCACGACGATCGAGCTCAGGCTCAGGCCGCGCTGGGTCTCGGGGTCCATCCCGAAGAAGTCGAGGACGTCGGTCCTGATCTCCTGCGTCGACCCCTCGAAGACCACCCAGGAGTCGTCGTGCCCCTTGCCGTACTTGATCGTGACCTTCACGAAGTGCTGTGCTCCTCTCTCTCGCCGTCGTTGTCCACCGTATCCGATCTTCGGTCGGTGTGCAACCTTCGCTCGTTGTCTCCGGGGTTTCCCTCGTTGACATTGTCCAACTTACACACTTGCGGCGACGGAGGCAACTCCGTCTTGCGTGACCTGGCTCACGAAGGGCTTCATCGCGCCCTTGGTAGACCTCGTCTTGCGGATGGTCAGCGCGAGCTGCGCCAGCGCCCACCCGATGTTCAGGTCGACCCAGTACAGATCGCACGTCCCCGTGCCCGCAGGCAGGTGGACGATGATGCCCCAGTCCTGGTTCACCGGAGGCAGCGGCGAGTAAGCCTCGGCCGCCTGCTCCGCAGCGAACTCGGTCTTCTTCCACGCGGCGAACGCCTTCTTGTCCGAAGCGTTCACCGGGAACTTGGTGTGGTCGTACAGCACGCCGCGCGAGTACACCGCGAGCTGCGACGCCATCTTCAGCTTGCCGTACTCCACCGAGCCGGTCTTGGTGTCCGTGATGAAGTTGCCCGAGATCGGCTTGCCGTCCGGGCCGGGCCCCTCGTAGTACGACAGCCGGTCGAACGTGCCGCCGACACCCAGCTCGGGCACGATGACGAACTGCTCGACCGCGACGACCGACAGGACTGACGTCGCCGCCATGTAGGCGGCCATGTCGTCCAGGTCGTCGCCGGAGATGTCGCGCGGAAGGGGCTCGCCCCGGTCGACATACTCCGTCAGGTCGTGCAGGTAGGTACCGCGCCGGCTCTTGTCATTTGCGCCCGAGGAGTCCGTCAACTGCTCCACCAACGAGTCCAAGGATGCCTTGTCCTCCTTCACCTCGGGGCTCAGGTGACGAGCTTGCTCCACCAGCTCGGGGCGTCGGGCTGCTCCCACCAGGACCATCCGCTTGGCCCAGTCGAAGAGGCTGCTCTTGTCCTCGATGCAGTCGATGAACGTCGTCGTTCTTGTGTGCCCCTTGGGCTTCCCCCCGGTCGGCGGGACGACCAGAGGGCGTCCCCATCCGTCCCTCGGTACGGAGAGGTTCGGGTGCAGGGGCTTGGCTTGCGGCAGGTCCATGAGATTCAGGGCCACTCAGTTCTCCTCTGTTCGGGGACGTGCGGACGGAAGCGGGGATGGGGTTCGAGCCTTCGTTGCGGGTATGGCCGGGCCTGAAGACCTCACTCACCGCGTCCCGGTACTCCTGACGGGTGGTGTGAAGTGCCGGGCTCGGGAGTATGAGGGCGCCGGCGACACAGGCCGCCAGGGCGAAGGTGCCGGCTGCTCGCTTGGCGATCGAGCGAACGGGTCGAGCTGGCGCCTGCTGGACGCCGTACTGCGTGATGGGGGTCAGGTAGATCCGGACGGTGCCGTCCTCCAGGAGCTCGGGCTCGCACTCGTCCTCGTCCAGGGGCTCCAGGCCCCTGCTCCTGGCGACTGCCAGGACGCCCTTCATGTCGCTGGCCTTGTGGCCGAGCCTCGCGTCGATGTGGAAGTCGTACGCCTCCTCGTCCACGACGAGCCTGATCAGCCCGTCACGCGAGGCGTACTCCGCGCTCCATCCGCCAGGTTCCGAAGGGCCCGCCCCCAAGCCGTGCGCCATCTACCCGCCTCCTTCTGTGCAAGTGTCGCTGACAAGATTCATCCTGCATGAATGGTCAACGAAGTGTCAAGCCAGGTCTTTGCCGAACCATGCCTGACTCTTACCGGATCTTCACGTTCCGGATCATACGACTCCGATCATGTGCAGATGGTTGTACGCGATGAACGAAAAATTTGAACCTTCACGTACTCGGTCCTACGCTGGGCATGACGAAGCCCCCCGCACTTCGACTGCGGGGGGCTCCGTCGGTACCTGACCAGCTACTCCTTGTCCGCATTGGGACGCGGCGTCGTCTTCTCCTTCGGGCGGTGGATGAGATCGTCATCACCCTCCTGGCGCGGGACGTAGAAGAAGCCGTCCTCGGTGTCGGGGTCGTAGTGAACGACAGCGTTGTTCTCGGCCAGCATTTCGTGCCAGTTCGCGAGCCGGGACTGGTCGGTCTCGGTCAGGTCCTTGCCGGCGCGCTTGCGGGCCTCGGCCCGGAGCATCGCGAGCGGGTAAGCCCAGCGGTGCTCCTCCTTCACGAACCAGGGGATGAGGTCGTCATCCCGCACGATCCGCCGGTCCAGTCCACGTCGGCGCCGGAAGTTGCCCCACATCGAGGGGACCGTCTCGATGTTGTACTTGCGTCGGTATTCTTCGATCATCCACTGGTACGTGCGGCCCTCCTCGAACCAGCGGATCACCTCCGCCTCGTCCTGGATCTTGCGAGCTCCCATGTTCCCCCTTCTTCGGTGTGATCTTGTGGCCGTGTAACACTTCCACACTACCGCGCACCGGTCAAGGATGCACAGGTATCTTGGAAGTCACACCAAGATGCACACCGGAAGGAACGGTCCATGAAGGTGACGCTGGAAGTGACTGCGTGCGACATCGACAAGCAGTACCCGGCGAAGACTTACACCATCACATGCAGCGATGGTCGCAGCATCTCGAAGGATCTGTGCGAGGAGCACGCGGGCTACCTGGAAGACCTGCTCGAAGAGTTGGACGTCAAGGAGCCGGAGGTCGAGGCGCAGCCCGTGGTGCCGAAGAGGCCCGCCAGGAAGGCCGCCGCCAAGAAGACGGTACCCGCTCGACGGCGCCCGAAGATCGTGACACTGGAGGAGATCGAAGCCCAGAAGGGCTGAGACGACAAGAGAGCCCCCGCCAGCCATGCAGGCCAGCGGGGGCTTCTCTCATTCGGAGTCGGAGTTCTCGACGAACCCGAGAGCGGTCAGCGCCTGGACGACGATGCCGAGCTGCGGGTAGTCGCCCTGGAAGTAGAGGGCCAGGGACAGGGCCACACCCAGGACGGATGCGACCAGCCCGCTCTTGCTCTTGTACTTCGTGGGCAGGGCCCCAGCGATGGCGCCGAGGCCCTTCTTGCTCACCTTCGCGTGGCAGCTCACTTGATGCCGGCCTCCCTCTGGAGCTCCTGGAACCCAGACTTGCCGATGACGGGGTCGTAGGACTTGCCTGCCGTCTTCAGGTGCGGGTTCTTGTTGTGGAAGCGCGCGACCGCCTTCTGGGTCTCGGCGCCGTAGTAGGTGGTGTACGCGCCGGGGATCGGGCCGTAGCCCGCCTTGACCAGGAAGTGCTGGAGATCCTTGACCTGGGCGTGCCGGGCGCCGGGCTTGACGGCCGCGTTCAGCGGGACGATCTTCGAGACCGGCTTGGGCGCAGGCTTCGCCGGGGCCGGCTTGGACGGGGCGGGCTTGCTCGCACCCTTCTTCGCCTTGACCAGCTCGATCAGGCGCTTGATCGGGAAGTTGCCGGGGTCGCCGTGGTCGTTCTCCGGGACATGCTGATGACCCGCGATCCCGTTGAAGCTCTCCCACTCGGCGAACGACATGCGCTGCCCGTTCTTCGAGCCGTACGAGCTGGGGTAGGCCAGCCACGGCTTCGAGGTGGCGACCAGCGGAATCGGGTAGGTGTCGGTCAGCCAGTCGATCAGATCGACCAGCGCGGCCATGTCTGCGTCACTTGCACTCGGCCAGTACAGGCCGGGGCCGCCCTTGTCGCAGGTGCCCACCAGCTCGATCTGCACCACGTTCAGGGTGTTCGTCTGCACACCCCCGCTCTTGTTCACCAGGGCCCGAGCGGACTCGTTGGCGTAGAAGTGCTGACGGACCGAGCCGCCCTTCACGGTGAAGGTGGGCGCCGAGCCGCCACCCCCGTACGACGGGAACGAGCTGCCCTCGGTGGTGTGCAGGATGATCACGTTCGGGTGCGGCATCGTGTCGCCGGGGTACGCCTTGTGGAAGAACTGCGACGTCGCGTCGGCCTTCGGGTAGATGTGCGCGGTCACTGCTGTATGTCCTCCTTCTGTCAGGCCGCGTTCGCGGCCATGTGGTCGTCGAGTCGTTCCGCCACGGCAAGCCGCTCGCGGCGTTCGTGGGCGATGTCGGAGCGCAGGCCGGCGATCTCCGTGCCGTGCTGCTCCTGGAGCGCGAGGACGCGGTCGATGCGGTAGGCCACCGCGTCAAGGTCGTCGCGCAGGTTCGTCGAGTGCGTGTTGGCCACCTGGTCGCGCGCCTCCAGGGCGTGCTCGCGCACCTCGTTGATGGCGTTGGCCTGGCGCCGCAGGAGCTCGACGACGACGCCCACCAGGGCGACGGTCACCGTGCTGCCTGCGGTTACCAGCGCAACTTGCACACTCGGTTCCAGGGCGAGGGCGGTCACGACAGCTTGGCCTCCAGGCGAGCCAGCCGCTCTTCGAGGTCGCTGATCTTCTTGGCCTGGCGCTGCACGACCGGGACCAGTGCGACGCCCAGCAGGTCGTAGCGGACAGTGTCGATGCGGCCGTCCTCGTCGCGCGTGACGATCTCGGGAAGGTGTTCGTGCACCTCCTCGGCGACCAGGCCGAACTCGTCCCGCGCGTAGTCGCCGCCCTCCTCGTCCGGGAGTCGGTCGTACACGACGGGCCGCAGGTTCAGGACAGCGTCAGCGTTCACTTCATGATCGCGGATGTTCTGCTTGAACCGGCGAGAGCTGGTGTTCTTGCAGAACTGACCGTCACCACGGACCCACACGGCGTAGTACGTGCCGGACCCGGACACCGACTGAGCGTGCGGCTTCTTCGAGCCGTTGGCCCAGGAGATCGTGTCGCCGGATTCCAGGTACTGGGAGTGGCTGTGCGAGCTCGGGGTGAACGTGGACGGCTTCGAGGTGATCGAGTCCCAGGAGTGGGAGTGGGTCGACGGTGCGAAGGTGCTGGGCTTGCCGGTGATCTCACCCCAGGCGTGCGTGTGGCTGGACGGGGCGAACGTCGCCGGCTTGTCGGTGATGTCGGCCCACAGGTGCGTGTGTGCGGCCGGGGTGAACGTGGACGGCTTGTTGGTCAGGGTCGACCAGTCGACCGACTGCGTCAGGCTGGTCCAGCCCGTGCCGTTCCAGAACTCCCAGGTGCTGGTCGACTGGTTGTAGCCGAGCCGGCCGACGCGAGGCGTGTCGGGGCGGGTGTCGGTGGTCCAGCCGCCGACCGTGTTGCCGAGGAACTTCCGCTCGCCCTGCACCGCGCTCGCCGCGATCGAGGTGACGTTGGCGCCGACCGTGACCTTGGCGATGGCGAACTCGAAGATGCCCGTGTCCGTCTGGGTCAGGGCCGGGGGAGTCGACGAGCCGGCCTGGCCCTGCTTCACCGCGAGGGTGATCGAGTTGGTTGCCGGGTCGAGCTTCAGTACGACGCGGTCGACTCGGGACGTGGTGTTCGACGCGGCGATGGTCAGCACCTCGGTCGCCGACGAGTAGATCGCGTGGCCACGGACGATGGCGAAGCCGGAGCTGACCTTGACGGTCATGCCGGTGCCGTCCGCGTACGTGTAGAGGGCGCCGCCTCCCACGCCGTCAGCAACGCCCGTGCTCTGGAACTCGCGGAACAGGCGGGAGTAGTCGGTCTCCGTGACCGTCATGTTGTCGAAGGGGTAGGACGTGATCGCCACTCGGGGAGCCTCCTTGGGTCAGGGTTGATGGTCTGGCTACGCAGGGCCGGCGTCTTCGATGACGATCTTGTTGCCGTTGCCGTACATGATGAAGCGGACGTTCCCGCCGGTCGCGAACTGCTGGTTGATGGTCACGGCCACTGCGTGCGTACCGCTTGTCGAGGCGGTGAAGTGGCCGAAGAAGGTGATGCCGCTTGACCGTTCGGAGTTGTCGCCGAACGTCGGAATCCACTGCTCGGCGAAGAAGCTGCCGGACGCGGCCGAGGTCCCTACGGCCCACCGCATGCAGACCCGAGCAGACCCCTTGGAGGTGTAGTCCGAGCCCGCGAGGTCGGTGTCGACCGACGCGGCCTGGAAGCGCACTCGGTACCTGCGCCCGGCCACGGCCGTGAACGTGTGCGTGTAGGCCACCGTCTCGGTCGTCCCGACGAGGGGGGTGTCCGCAAGCTCGGCACTCTCCGAGACGATGGCCCCCGCGATGGGGCTGACAGGTGGGGGGTAGAGCGATGCTCCCACTGGAGCCTCCTTCCTTACGCGAGCGCGACCCAGAACCGGATCGAGTCGCGGCCGAAGCTGCCGACCGTGATGGTCGACGGCGCGGACGTGGCGGACGTCGAGTACGAGGCGTGACGCCAGACGGTGACACCGTTGCCCATCACGGACTGGCAGGCAGCCGCACTCTCGTAGCGTGCGAGCGCAGGACCATCGACCGGGCTGGCCGTGTAGTTGAACCGCCAGAGGATGTAGTACACGCCGGGCGTCAGTGTGATGGCCGACGTCAGGTTCGACGACGACCAGCCGCCACCGGTCGAGTGCTGCTCGGCGGGCTCGTACGCCGCAGTGGACAGGTCGCCGGTCGCTCGCTGGAGCGTGCCGGACGTGTTGTAGATGCCGGCCCAGGAGCCGGTCAGCAGGCCGCCCGCGTAGCCCATCATGTGCCAGATGATCTTCGAGACCGTCATGGTGCGGTTGACGTAGACGGCCGTCATGCGGCCGGTGCCCACGCCGCAGTAGTCGAAGCCGGAGGCGCAGTTGTCGGGGTCGCCGGCCCATGCGAGGGCGCCCAGCGACTCGGGGGTGAACTCGCTGACCGGAGTGACGGCGTAGTCGGCTCCGTTCGACTCGCGGAAGCGCGGGACGCCGCCCGTGGTGTAGAGGATCGAGCCTGCCGGGTTGGAGCTCGGGAGGGTGCTGGCGTTGGCCATGGCGATGATGGAGCCGGAGGCTCCAGCGAAGGAGCCGGACGAGCCGACACGCAGGTTCGGGACCGTGCTCGTACCGCCAGCGGTCAGGCCGCCAGCGATCGTCGTGGAGCCGTCCGTACCTACCGAGAACTGGTCGACGCCGTTCACGCGCATGACCTGGAGCCGTGCGGCCTGCCCGGTCGGGGTGTCGACGATGATCGGGTTCTGGTTCACGTCGGTCGAGGTGACCGTGAAGCCCTTCGTCGCGGTGACTCTACCGTTGATCTTGGTTTCGCCGCCGACCGTGAGGGCCGCGCCCGGCTCCAGCGTGCTGCCGGTGTTGATGCCGACGCGGGCCGTGGCCCGCTCGGCGAAGATGGCCGTGCCCTTGTAGCCGCCGTTGTCGCCCCACGCGGTGAGCTCGAAGTTCGAGCCAGCGTCGGAGCCGGACTCCGCAGTGTCGTTGACCTGAGTGGCCCAGCGCAGTGCGCCGCCAGTCTTCCAGCTCAGGGCGCGGTACGTGCCAGCGCCGCCGTCCATGCTGAGCGAGTAGGCGGTGCCGCCCGAGGTGGGCAGGGCCCCAACGTCGGAGGCGGCCAGGACGACCGCGCCGGTCTTCCCGTTGACGGACTGCACAGCGCCTCCGCCGCCACCTCCGGCAGTCACCTGGAAGACGGTGCCGTCTCCCTGCTTGGCGTAGAGCAGGCCGCCCTTGGCGTAGATGTACGCGCCGCCCGAGTTGGTCGCCGGGTCTGCGGTCTGGTTCCGCATGCCGATCGCTGCGGCCGAGGTGACCTGAGCGTCGCCCTGGATCGTCGTGGTGCCGAGGGCGATCTGCCCGGTGTCTCGCCGGGCGTAGATGACGGTCTTGTTGAAGGAGCCGTCGTCATTGCGGGCGGACAGGCGGAAGTTCGAGCCGGCCGCGCTGCCGGTCTCGGCGACGTCGTCGACCTGGATGAGCCAGCGGTCCACGCCTGCGGTCTTGTAGCCGAAGGCGCGGTAGGTGCCGGCCGCCGTGTCGAGCCACAGATACTGAGCGGAGAGCAGGGCGTTGCCGTTGCTCGGCAGGGCGTTCACATCGGACGCGGCCAGCGTCACACTTGCCGCGCTCTTGCCGTTGATCGACTGTATGACGCCGGGATCGCCCTTGGCGCCGGCTGCACCCTGCGGGCCGGTGAAGCCGGAGATGGCCGGCTCCGGGATCACAGAGAAGCCCATCAGGCAGTCACCTCCACGCCGCTGATGTGCACGCCGACCGTGGTCGAGCTGGACTGGACGTCGATCGTGTTGCCCTCGGTCAGCACCTGGCTGACGTCGAGGGTGAAGATGCCGTTCGCCGGGACCGACGTGTTCGGAACGATGGGCACGGAGCCGAACCGGATCAGGACGGTAGCCGCACTGCTGCCCGAGTTGGCGACGACGATGTTCGTCACGATCGTGGTGACGCCGGTCGCCACCGTGTAGACGACGGTCTGCGTTGTCGAGGCATTCGCGCGATGCAGCCGTTTGGGCGTGTTCGCCACTGGTTACCACACCCCCATGATTTGCATGATCTGGTCGCTGGCAGATGAGCCGCCCGTGGAGTTGCGCTCCAGGTTGGACAGGCGGTTCTCGGTGTTGGTCACCCGCTTGTTCAGCGCGGCTGCGGCGTCGAAGCCGGTGGCGTCACCGAGGAGGGCGCCGAGCCGGAAGCCGTCCGAGTCGGCCTTGATGACGTAGCCGGTGACGGTGGACGTGAGCTCCTGGTCGTCAACGATGACGACGAGCTGGTCGCCCATGTACCAGTCGATGCCGAAGACGGACGGGCTGTCCTCCATCGGTACGACCTGGACGTTGATGGCCGTGAAGCCCTCGTCCTCCATCACCTCGTCGCCGGCCTGCTTCAGCTCGGCCCAGTCGTCGGTGTTGCGCTGGTCGACGAACCGCTCGATGCGCCGGCCCCACTCCGCTTCAGCGGCGATGGACTCGGGGGTGTCGATCTGGAGGAACTGTCGGTCGGTGAGGTCGCCCTGGCCCGCCACGATGGCGCGCGTTGCGCCGGGCGGGGAGATGGCCACGCGCTGGCCGGCGAGCGTGCCGTTGCGGACGTCGAGCCGGACGAACGCCCTGCGGTCGGTGATCGCGTAGGTCTCGAAGACCAGGTTCGCCCCGCGCTGCACGACACGGAACCCGAGGCTGCCCAGCAGGGCGATCTCGGTGAGCAGGTTGCCGAGCACGGGGAAGCGGGCGGACTGGTTGATGACCGGCCCGCGCGCACCGTCCGTACCCATGATGAGCCCCGTCTTGCGGCGAGCGGCCGGGGCTGACGGGCCGATGTTCGCGTTGACGTAGGCGTGCATGACGGTCTCGGCCTTGCCGGACCGGACGTCATGCGCCTCCTTCTGGCCGGCCCCGTCCGGGTTGGACGGCTCAGGGAAGGCGAGCGCATCTGCAAGACAGACAGTGTCAGACACGCCCTCGAAGGAGACCGAGCCGTCCGGGTCGGTGGGGGTCGAAGCGAACTCCGACTTCACCATCGGCCCGGACATCAGCACGTCTGTCGGACCGGTCACGATGATCCCGGCGCCGGGCGTCCGCAGCGTGTCACACAGCGGATGCTCCGACGCCAGGGTCAGCGCCCAGGTCCCGACGTTGTTGAAGTTGTCGGTCAGTTCGAGGGTCAGCTCCTCGGGGCGGATGATGCCCCGACGCACCAGCGCCTTGTCACGCACCTCGACGGTGATGTCTTCCAGACGCACTCAGATCACCATCCACTTCCGGGGATACCAGGAGCAGGTGATCTGCGATGCGCTGGTGGTGTTCAACAGGGAGGCGGTCGCGGTGGACGCGCCGGGCTGGACGGTCCAGAAGCGGGGCGCGGCGTCCAACAGGTCGTACCGGTTGGCGCCGGTCTCGTCTTGCACCGTGCCCTTGCGGGTGTCGATGATCAGCTTCTGTCCGGCAGTCAGGGTGCCGTTCCACTTCAGCGTCTCGCCGGTCGGGGAGGTCGCCACGAAGTGGTCACCCGGACCACGCACCTCCCACACCGGGTACGCCGGAGCGTCACCCGTGTTGAGGAGGTCGATCGAGCCGATGGCCTGCGAGGGGGCCACGGTCATCGCCACCAGATTGGACAGGAACGGCGATGTGGCGACCGCCCCCGAGACCGTACGTACGTCCTGCTGCGAGCTGGTGAAGTACGGGTCGCCGGCCCGGAAGGTGATGACCGTCTGGAACTCGGTCTCGCCGATACTGTCTTCGCCGTAGGTGTACTCGCCACCTCCGACGCGGTGAACCTCGGTCGTCCAGGTCGAGCCGTCGTCGTCGACCAGGACCAGGGTGCACCCCCCGGCCAGCACAAGGGCCAGCCGGGAGAGCTTCGCCTGGAGGTCGACCCTGTCGCTCGCCAGGATCTCGATCGGGACGTCGATGTCCCTGGACTGCACGCGGGTCCTGCGGAAGACGGCGCCGTCTCCGGCGCCTTCCAGCCACTGGACCGACACCGGGGGCAGGCCCAGGCCAGTCACACCGGACTTGGCCTGGAAGCCCACCCCCTTGTCGTCGATCTCGTTGAGGTCGATCGTGTCCGCGCCGCTTGCGAGCAGGAGCTTCGGCACTTACTTCACCATCCCATCCTGGCTCGGTTGGCGGCGGCGAACAGATCCTCCTCGGAGCCGAGCGAGGAGCCGGGTGCCGCGTAGTAGTTGAGAACCTTCGAGCTGCCTCCAGTCGAGGAGCCGTTGTCCAGGGCGCTGCCGACCGCCGAAGCGATGTTGCGCGCCGTGGAGTTGGCCGTCGGGCCGATGAGCAGGGAGTCCTCGACCGCCTGGGCGATGTTGGACTTCTCGCCGATCACACCGAGAGAGAAGCCCTGCCCGAAGTACGAGCCGAGCTTCTTCGCAACCCTCGAAGGGCTGTGGATACCGAGCGCCTTCTTGATGGCCTTGACCATCGAGTCCGCGATCTTCAGCATCTGCTTCTCGATGTTGGCGGCCTGCGACTCCAGACCCTTGACCAAGCCCTCAGCCATGTGGATGCCGTTGTCGTACATCACCTGGCTGGCGGTCGCACCGACCTTGCCGGCCGCGCTGGCGATCTCCTTCTCCAGCTTGTTGACCTGGTCGACGCCTGCCTTGCCCGCACCGAGGATCGCCTCAGCCGCCTCCATGCCGGCCTGGGGGCCGGCCTGCGCGAGCTGGTCGAACATCTCCTGGTTCAGGCCGAGCTTCTTCAGCTTGCCCAGCACGTCAGCGAAGTGCTTCGCCTGATCCCGAGCCTGCGTAAGCTGCTCGACGATCCCGGTGAAGCCGCCCTCCATGTTGGTGACGTTGGCCGCGTCCACGATCTTCTGAGCGATGCTCGCGGCGTAGTCGGCCTTCGCCGCCTTCAGGTCGGCGAGCTTCTTCTTGGCGTCGTCGAGCTTGGTGTCGATCGCCTTCCAGGACGAGAGCAGCCTGTTGAGGTCTGCCTGGTCCTTCTTGACCCTGGCCGTCATCGACTTGCTCAGCTTGGCCTTGCCGATCTGAGCGGTGAGGTCCCCGAGCGACTTCTTGACGTTGTCGTACTGGGACTCCAGGCCCTTGATCAGGCCCTTGATGATCACCTGGCCGGCGTTGTAGAGAAGGACCTTGTCCTTGGGGAGCGGTCCCTTCCAGTCCGTCAGCTTGCTGGTGAGCTCACCGAGCTTGGACTTGACCGAGCCGAACATCGACGTGATACCGGAGATGAAGCCTCGGATGAGCTCCTTACCGGCCGTCATCAGCGTCGAGCCGAGCGAGCCGAGCGCGGACTTCGCCTTGCCGGGCAGCTCCTTGACCGTGGTCACGGCCTTGCCGATCCACTCACTGATCGTGGAGACCAGCCTGCTCAGCGCCGACGAGGCGGTGCTCTTGATCGACGTCCAGGCGGACGAGAAGAACCGACCGATCGCGGCCATGCCGTCAGAGACCAGGCCCCGAGCGCCCGTGAAGAACACGCCGATGTAGCCACGGATCGCCGCGAAGGCTCCCGTGAACACGCCCTTGACCGCAGCCCATCCGGCCTTGAACAGGGCACCGATGGCCTTCATCGCCTTGCCGGCCGCGCCGATGATGCCGATGTTCAGGAACACTTCGAGCGCGCCGAGGATGACGTCCCAGACGCCCTTCAGCATCCCGAGGATGCCGTCCCACAGCTTCTTGAAGCCGTTCTTGAACGTGTCCCAGTTGCCGGTGAAGATGCCCTCGAAGAGGCCCCACCAGATCTGGAACCATCCGGAGATGTAGTTCCAGACACCGACGAAGAACTCCTTCAGACCTTCGAGCACCAGGCCCACACCGTTGATCGCGGCGACCAGGGCGCCGGCCAGGATCTCGATCAGGAACTGAAGGATCGGGACCAGGACGGGCATGATCACGTTGACGACGGCGAGCAGCGCCTGGAGGAAGGGCTGGATCGCTTCCGCCACTCGACTGATCGCATCGGCCAGCGGGGGAAGGATCGACTGGATCACCTGCGACAGCATCGGAAGCAGGGGCGTGATGACTGCCGTGATGATCTGGAGCGCGAGCTGGATGACCGGCTGGAGCGCGGTCAGGATCGTCCCGAGGGCCTGGGCCAGGACGGGCAGGATCGGAGCCAGCGCGCTGATGAGCGCCTGCGCCAGCGGCATGACCGCCTGGAGGAGCTGCCCGAAGATCGCAGCGATCGGAGGCAGGAGCGCACCCAGGAACTGGAACGCCGCACCGAGCGCCTGACCCACGATCGGGACGAGCTGCTGGATGTACGGGGCCAGCGTCTGGAACGCCTGCGTCAGCGCGCCGCCGAGGAGCTGCACGATCGGGATGAGCTGCGGTGCGAGCTGCGAGAACGCCCCAGCCAGCGGGATGATCGCGGCAGAGACGAGCTGAGCGAACACCGGGAGCATCGCGGCGACGACCTGCATGATCGCGCCGAGCGCCTGGCCGAGCGGAGCCATCGCAGGAGCGAGGGCCTGCACGGCTCCGAGGAGCCCCGTGAACATGGCCTTGATGCCGTCAGTCACTGCGGGCTGCGCGAGCGCGTCAGCGATGGCACCCACGGCCGTACCGATGATCTGGCCCGCCTGGGGCAGGACCGTCGTCAGGAGGGAGCCGAGCTCGGAGAACAGGTTCTTCACTGCCGGGCCGGCCTGCGTGGCGAGGTTGTCCATCGCGGTGTGCGCGGCCTTGAAGACGTCCACCAGGCCCGACTGGAATCCGGGGGAGTCGACCACGTCATGGATCTGCGAGAGGGTGTCCCGCACCATGCCGAGCGATGAGCCGCCCGCCTCGTTGGCTGCGCGAGCAAGGCCGGCGAGGATGCCGCCCGTCTCGTACAGGACGCCGCCGAGATCCTTCAGGGACTGGATGCCTGCGTCGATCTCCGCCGTGAGTCCGAGCTGGCCCTTCTTCTGGAGCCAGGTGTCGAACTGCTTGGAGATGTCGACGAACCAGCCAGCCAGGTTCGGCAGGTAGGAGGCGCCGACCTCGCCGAGCTGGGCGATGATCGAGGAGAAGACCTTCGTGCCACCGGTCGCGGTCGTGATCGACTGGTTGAGGTAGCCGAACATCTTGTCGACCAGGGTCGGGTCGAGCGCCTTCGTCAGGTCGGTGGCGAACGAGCCGAAGAACTTGCCGATCTCCGTGGAGGAGGAGGCGAAGCCCTTGGCGAAGCGGGGGAGGAGGTCGTCGACCAGCGCCTGGATCGGCTTGCGAGCCTGCTCCCAGAAGTTCGAGCTGATCGTGTTCTGCATGTCCGCGAGGGCCTTCTTGACCTCGGGGACTTCCTTGTTGAAGTCCTTCAAGGCCGCGACCGTCACGCCGATGCCGACCGCGAAGCCGCCCAGGAGGCCGGGCATCGTCAGGGCCAGGGCCCCGATCTGCGCGAGCGAGGCGGACAGGGCGAAGAGGTTGCTCGCCGACGTCAGCGCGAGCGCGGCGAGGCCGGCGATGGCGGAGGCCAGGGTGCCGATGATCGGCACGCTCTTGTCGAGGTTCCGCAGGATGTTGCCGAACTTCTCGAACATCTCGTTGACCACGCGCATACCGGACAGGGCGGCCAGCGCCGTACCCACCTTGGCGAGGGCGGCCTCGTTCAGCTTCGGGATGATCGAGACCGTACGAGGCCGGGTCAGCAGGCCGAGCCGCGCCTTGGTGGACGCGCTGCCCATGGCCGACAGGTCCGGCTCGATCTTGATCTTCAGCGGGCTGTTGTGGTCGCGCCAGTCCTTCAACTGGTCCGTCATGTCACGGAGCGACTGGTCGCTGATCTTCAGCTTGATGTCGCCAGCGTCGAGCTCGGACTGGAGCTGAACCTTGCCGCTGGAGCGGGCCTTGGCGTTGTACTTCCGGATCGCCTTCGCGAGCTCGCCCGTCATGGTCGAGGTGTCGATGCGGGTGTAGAGCTTGATCTTGCGCGCGTCCGACTGGCGGTTCCGCTGGTTGATCTTGCCGACTTCGGTCAGCAACTGGCGCTCGAACCCTGCCATGTTGGGCATGACCTGGACCTTGACTTCGAGCTTGTTCTCGATCCGGTCGAGGTCGTTCTGCGCCTTGCGGCGGAAGTCGCTGGTGTCGGGAAGGACGCGGACACTGACGCGCCCGATGACCTGACCCTGGGGCATCGCTTACCTCCGGGTGGTGAACTTCTTGTAGATGTCCGCCACGGAGACGCGGCGAGCTGGCTTGTCCTTCTTGGCCTCCTTCTTCTGGGAGACCTTCGGGCGGGGCCACAGCGGGATCTTGGGCGCCTTGCCCTTGCCCCACTGGCCGGTGGCCCTGGTGTTCTGGTTGATCGCGTCGAAGACGTCGGCTGCGATGTGGCGGTCGATGCCCCAGCCGAAGTGCTCACGGCCGCCCGACGCGAGGGCCATGGTGAGCGAGGTGTCGGGAAGCCTCTGGACGAGCGCGAGGACGAGGGCCGGCGAGGGCCCCCGACCTGCGATCACCTCAGTGAGATCCACTCCGTAGTGGAACAGCAGGTCGGGGTAGAGCCCTTCGCCGTACTCGTCGATCAGCTCTCCGAGGCCGAGGCTTCCCCCACCTGAGCGCCCTCGCTGTACGTGGCGAAGATCTGGGCCAGGACCGCGAGGTCGGAGCCGACCTCAGCGAGCAGCTTCTCGGCCGCCTTCTCGTTCTCCGCCACCAGGCGGATCGCGTCAGCGAGCACCAGCTCCTGGTCGACGTCCTCGCCGTCGAGCTTGTCCTGGATCTTCAGCAGCTCGGCGCGCTTCTCCTTCGGCAGGCGGAGCGGGTTGAGCAGGCGGGCGGTGAAGCCATCACCCAGCTCGATGTCGGTCGAGCCGTACTTCGCCTCGGCAGCGGCGCGGATGTTGTCGAGAGAGAACGTGGCCATGGGGTTGCGGACCTCCAAGTCGTGGGGTTGATCAGGAAGCGGACCGTCGAGAGGGGAGCCCCGAAGGGCCCCCGGCGTGCAAGGAGGTCCGCACCACTTGCACACCGGGGAAGATCAGATGAGCTCTGATCAGGCAGCCTGGCCGGAGACCCAGGCGGTACCGTTCCAGTACGCCTTGGAGCCGTCGCCCAGGATGACGTGCTGGCCCGTGGTCCACGCAGCGGCGGAAGGCGTGGGGATGACGGAAGCCATCGCGCCGAGGTTGGCCGGAACGACCGAGCCCTCGGGGCTGAAGGTGCCAGGCGTGCCGGCGCTCGCACCCGTCGCGACACTTGCACCAAGCGGCGTGATCGAGTACGTCCAGGTGTTGGAGCCGAAGGCCATCGGCTTCACGCCGATCGGCAGGCCGGCCAGCGACTCGGTGTCACCGAAGGACACGTCGTCGCTCCGGTAGATCTCGGCCTTGGGGGCGTAGAACGCGAAGTGGTTCTCGCCGTCCACGAACACCGCGAGGAACGCGGCGACGGTCGGAGTCGGGTCAGCCGGCACACCGACCGAACCGTCCGGCAGGATCGGGGCGTTGGAGCCGTAGTACAGCTTCAGACCCTTGATGTCGAACTGCTGGAGGGTGAACGCCATGGTCTCAGTCCGGGCGCTGTACTTGGTGCGCAGCGACTTGTTCTGGAGCGAGCCGATGGTGGTGGCCTCGCCACCCTCGGAGGAGATCGAGAAGATGTCCTCCAGGCTGGTGTGACCCACGGCCTCCCACGGGGAGGTGGGGACGAGCAGGTCTTCGGGGATGTCGGTACCGACCGGCGCCGTCAGGTAGTTGCCGGAGCCGATGACGAGAGTGGCGTTGTCGTTCAGTGCCACGAAGGGTTCTCCTTACGGGGTGGGGTACGGGCGGTTGCGCGGCTTGCGGATCTCGATGTCGTAGGTCGCCTCGTAGCGAGTGACACCAGTCGGGAGGTCCGCGTACTGGACCGGGCCGGTCGCGGTCGCCCAGTCGGTGACCCGACGAGGGGCGGAGGCGAGGTCGACCCGTGTGATGTGGCCGCGCCCAGGCACGACCTTCTGTGAGAGCCAGGCGTCGCGGATGACCACGCGCACGGCCTCGGAGAGGATCGCAGCGTCTTCGTCGCCATCAGGGTCCTGACAGAAGACGTGCACCGCGACGCGGGCAGCGTCGAGGAATCGGGTGTCGCCGCCCCAGTTCCCGAAGGAGGGGTCGCGGCGTACGAGGACGAGGGGGAAGGTCTGGTCCTTGGCGATCAGGGACTTGACCTCGATGCCGGGCAGTCCGTCGCGCAGGATCGCGAGCATGAGGTCTTCGACGGGGGAGAGCTCGGCGAGCGCCTTGATGTGCGGGGGGAGTCCAGCCATCAGCCTCGACCCCCGCCGCGCTTCTTGCCCTTCTTCGTCTTGACCTTGATGCGCACCTTCTTCTGGCGGGTCTTGGGCCCGGCCTTCTTCGGCAGGTGCGACGCCTGCTCCAGGATGTGCAGACCCTCCATCGCGCCGACCGTGTACTCCTTGATGACGCGGCCGGTCTCGTCGACCAGCTCCACGTCGTAGGCGGAGCGGCCGAACTCGATCGAGGCGGCGGAGTTGGCGCCGGCCTTCCTGTTCGTGCCGTTGGCGTCGGTGAGGACCACGTACGAGTCGATGTCGCCCTTGGCGATCTCGATCTGCGCGATGCCCTCGGCGCGGTGCTGGAGCAGAAGCTCCTCGGCTCGCACGCCGATCTCGAAGGCACGCTCGTCGACCTCGTTCTGGACGCCGTCCAGCTCGGCGATGAACTGCTCCAGGTTCCTGCCGTTCAGACCCCGGTAGATGTAGGCCATCAGCTCGGCCTCTCGCGGATGTCGATCGACCAGTGCCGCGTCCTGCGGTCGCCGTGGTGGTAGGCCGGCGGGGTCACGATGTCCCACTGCTTGCCCATCAGCTCGACGCGCGACCACAGCTCGACGCCTTCGAGGTCGGCGTCCACGATCATGCGGGTGATGTTGATCTGCTGTTGGCCGGGAACCTCGGCTCGGGCCGAACGCTGCGGGATCACCGCGCACCGCACTCGGTGCGGGCCGTCCGCGTCGGCGACAAGGATCTCGTTGCCCCGGTTGTCGGTGTGGTAGCGACTCTTCCAGATCGTCGCGGTCAGACCGCGCCTGCGCTGCATCGAGCTCACCAGGGCTCCACCTCATCCGAGAACATCGGGAACGGCTTGGAGTCCGGGGTCGGTTGGGCGACAGGGACCAGGCCGGCCGCCACGGGCCGGCGCACCGAGTTCCAGGCGGAGACCTGCGCCGACATCAGGCCGGGGCGCTTGCCGCCGATCTCGGCCAGGAGCTTCTGCTCCTCGTCGGTGAAGTAGACCGTGCCTGCGTTCTCGCCCTGGGTGTCGTTCCAGCCCAGGGTCTCGTCGCCTGCTCGGGACTGCGTGTAGCCCGAGGGGTTGGTCATGTACCGCTTGCACGCCTTCAGGACCAACGTCCGTACGAGGCGAGGGGCGGAGGCCACGTCCGACCAGTCTCGGCCGGCGTGGTAGCTGGCCAGGTCGGAGGCGTCCTCCAGGGCTGAGGTCGCGATGCGCTCCTCGTCAGCGTCGAGCGTCCAGTCGAGGCGAGCCTTCAGCTCATCGAGTGTGGCGAAGTTCGCCATGATGGTTCTCCTTCACTCACGGGGAGGGGCGGGGCGCGCAACTTGCACACCCCGCCCGCTCACTCAGCCAGATCAGACGGTCGGACCGTCAGCCGCTCCACCGATACCGGTGATCTCGAACAGCTCCTTCTGCTTGGCGTCCGGGCCGTCCGGGTCGGGCAGCACGTCGTTGCCGAGGTCGAGGTCGAGCTTGATCGCGCGCACGAAGTGCTCGTACTCGGAGACGAAGCCCTGGCTCGGGTTCGCGTTGTCGCGGCCGATCAGGAAGTCGGACACGGTACGGAAGCCCTTGTACGTGTTCACGATCGACCGGTCCGTCAGGCGGGTCGAGTCGTAGTCGCGAATCCAGCGCAGGGCCACGCCGTTGTACGACGCGGAGGCGCCGAACGGAACGGACTGCGGGACGCTCGGGGCGCCGGTCGCGAAGATGAACGCGGACGAGACCATGGCGACGGCGAAGTCGGCCGGCAGCTCGTCGGAGGTGACGATGTTGAAGCCGTACCGGCGACCGAGGGTGGCCTCCTTCAGGGCGGAAACCGCCTCGGCCTCACCCACGTTGGAGGCGAGGTTCAGGTCCGGGTCGGACAGGAGCTTGTTCTCCCAGCCGGAACCGACCAGGAGGGTGCGGCCCTCCTTCGGCACGCGGAACTTGTTCAGCACCTCGCGCGCCCGGATCAGGGTGGAGCGCAGGGAACGGTCGGCGACCGCACCGCCGAGGGTGACCTCGTACGGGGCGTCGAGCAGGTAGTCGACCGCCTGGTACTCCAGGCCCTTGCCGACCGCCTCGGTCTGCTTGGCCATCAGCTTGGCCCAGCCGTTGAGGTCGAAGTCGTTCTGCTCGTCGGTGAGCTGGAGCGCCGAGTAGACGTCCCCGCCGAAGGTGACCTGGACGGTCTTCTCGGCGTAGGTGTCGAACTGGAGCTCGGTCGTGCGGTCGTTCCGCCACCCGTAGGTGCGGTAGGGCAGAACGCCTTCGACCTTGATGTTGATCGCGTCGTTCTTGGCGCCCTTGAACTGGTCGATGCCCTCACGCTGGAAGACGGCCGGGACGACCAGCGACTCTTCGAGCGCGACCGCAGCAGTCGCTGCGATCTTCTCCGGCTTGATGACGTCGTGCGGGGTGTAAGCCACGGAGTGGTTCTCCTGTCAGTAGAGGATGCAGGGAGGCTCGGCGTGCGTCACTTGCACACCGGGGGGTGGGTCAGTAGCCGCGCTTGCGCGCAGCCCGAGCGGCCTTGACGGGGTCGAAGTCTTCGCCCTCGTCGGGGTCGAGGCCGCCGCCGAGCGATTCCGGAGCGGCCGGCGCGACGAGCTTCTGGAGCTCCTTCGCGTCCGCCTCCAGCTCGGCTTCGGTGGTGCCCGTGAGGCGCTTGGCCAGGGCGGCGGGCAGCTCGTACTTGGCTGCCACGTTGTTGAGCAGGATCTGCCGCTCCAGCGTCTCGATCTGCCCGCGCAGCTCGGAGGTGGCGGCCTCGAACTCCTCCACGGTCTTCGCCGCAGAGAGCTTGGCCTCCGTCTCCCGGAGCTTGGTGCGGTAGTTCGCGGCCTCGGCGTTCGCGTCGGTCAGCTTCTTGCGAAGCACGTCAGCGGGAACGGTCTCCTCGGCCGGCTTCTCCTCGGTCGACTCCGCGCCGTCACCCTTGGGGGTCTCGCCCTCCAGGGGCGTCTGCGGGGTCTCCTCGGTCGGCTTCTCTTCGGTGCTGGGGGTTTCCTGCTCGGGCACTGTCACGCCTCCTGGACGCTCGTTGTGGATCGCCGAGCCTCCTGGGCTGCGGCCTTCTGTTCCTGCCGGACGAACCGGCGCCAGGCGGACACAGCCGCCTTGCCGGACAGGCCGCGTGTGACCTGGGGCCACAGCTCCTCGTACCGGCGATTCAGCTCGTAGGTGGACGAGCCGTTGTACTGCTCACGCGTGAAGACTGGCTCCGCGTAGCAGTGGCAGTTGTCGTGGTACTTGTCGCCGTCCGCGAACTCGGCGGAGTTCTGCGAGCGGTAGACAGGACCGCGAGAGATGAGCATCGCGCACCACCCGCAAGGGGTGCCGGTACGCGAGAGTCTGATGTAGCCGATGGCTCGGCGGTCGCGCTGCATGTGGTTCCACGCCGTCGAACGTCCGCCGTTCATGGCGATGCGTTCAGCGGCTGCGGCTTGCCGGGCGCCGGCCTGCCTGTGGGCCTCGTCCCGAAGTCCGTCGACCTCGTCGGCACTCCTGGCGCCGTCGATCGCGTCGACCTTCTTCTGGAGATCGTTGGGCCCGAGGGCTTCCAGCACCGTGCGGAGCTCCTGCTCCGCCTCGCGCTCGATCCGCTCCTCCGCCTCGCGCAGGCCCTCGATCTCCTCGACCAGGATGCGGTCGAGCTCCGCCTCATGCTCGGCGTCGGGATCGGTCAGGGCCGCCTCGTCAGCTTCCCCAGCTTGGCCGGTCGCGGCCGACGAGGCGGAGTCTGAGGACTTGGACGGGGAGGCGTCTGAACGCCCCTCCTGGGGGCGCTGAGCGCCTCGAACCAAGTCGTTGAACTCCTCGCGCAGGACCGTGACAGTCACGTACCTGGGCTCGGGATGGTAGGGATCGGCCACCGTGCTCCCCGTCCGCAGTGCGCGGGCGAGGCGGTAGTAAGCGCGGGCAAGGTCCCGACTCTGGCGCCGTCTGCCCATCACCAGCGTGATGGCCCGCCTCAGCCAAGAGGCGGCGGTGGACGCCCGGCTTGTGGCCGGGACGTCTTCCCACAGCTTCAGCGCCTCCTCGACGGTGCCGGCCCCGATCTGGGTCAGCGCCGTCTGGAACGCAACCGCAGCGCGATCAGCCTCAGCCTGTCGGGCTGCGCTGGTCACGCGGCGATCACCCCGCTGTCAGGCGAGGCGGTGATGCCCGTGTCGGGCGTCGCTCGGGTGAGGGCGGAAGCGAGCTGACCGACGGAGTCGTCCTCCTCGGCCATCCGCTCCCAGTCCTCGAACTCGGTCTGCGTCACGCCAGGGACGCGCTTCCACAGGCCGCGCTTCGGGATGCCGAGCTGGTCGCCCAGCTTGCCCAGCGCGTCAGCGGACTGCGCAAGGCTGCGCGACTCCATGTCGCGCCACTGGACTTCGCCTGCGTAGTCGTCCTGCGCGGCGGCGTTGCCGTCCATCTCGGCCGCGATGCGGAAGACCCGCTCCCACGACTCTCCGAAGAGGGACTGGAACTCGGTGATCTTCCGCGACAGCGCGGTCTCGGCGGCGAGCAGGGCCTCGGCGGACAGGTTGGCGATCTGCCCGAGCAGGTGATGCGGCGGGGTCTGCGAGATCGCGGCCAGGTGCCGGATGCTCATGTCCACTGAGTCGATCAGCGAGTTGACCGGGCCGGCCGGCAGGCTGCCGAACTTCACGTCCGGGTCCTCTGCGAAGAGGAAGCGCCGGGCGTTGTGGTTGATGTTCGCCGCGATCGGGTTGCCGGTCGAGTCGAGCTTGGGCCGGCTGTCGACCGCCAGGGCGGGGTCGGTGGTGACCTGGCCGTTCTCGTCCAGAAGTTCCATCTGGAGAGGCGGGGCCATGCCGGTCGCGTACCGCACCTCATGCGAGGTGTAGGTCTGTGCGACCAGGAGGTCGAAGATGGTCTGGTTGATCCGGTTCTGAAGCGGGATCATCGGCTCGACCACGCCGACCGTGCGGCCTTCGAGGTCGACCGAGGCAGCGAAGCGGGTGACCGGGCACTCGGTAGCGCCGTGCAGCTTCCGGCCGCCAACGCGAACCGAGTCGAGGTCGCCGAGCGACTTGAACGTCACCGCGTACTCGTACTTGCCGTCGAACATCCGGGCCTTGCCGGGCGTCTCGCCCTTCGGCTTGGCCGTGATGGTCAGCGCGGCGTACGGCTCGTCGTCGTTCGCCGGGTCCTCGTACAGGGCCGCCGTCTTCTTCGCCGACAGGCCCTTGGAGATGACGCCCTTCTTGGTCTTCTCCGTCAGTACGAAGGAGTGACCGAAGCCGAGCGCACCCCGGTAGACCGCAGCCTGGCGGGCGTCCATGCGGGAACGCTGCCAGTGCGTCCACTGGGGGCTCGTCGAGGACGACACCTCGGGCAGGCCCGAGTTGGCCGTGCCAGGCCGGAAGCCGTCCACGTACAGGGCCTGGGCCGGCGTGCCGATCAGGAGCGGCATCCAGTTGGAGACCGCCCGCTTCGCGAGCAGCTTGTACTCGTCGTCCGCCTGGGGCGGCATGTACGGGTCATCGTGCTTGCCTCGGATGAAGTTGTCGATCCGATGCAGCCGGCCCTCGTCACGATCGAGGATGGCGAGGAGTTCCTTCGCCAGCGTCAGTGGGCTGGTGTCAGCCATGCCTCACCACCTTCCGTGTCACACTTGCACATCGTCAGAGGAAGTAGCCACGCCCGGAACGCTTCCGGACCTTCTTGCCGCGCGTACGCAGCTCGTACAGGGCTTCGTGCGCCAGCATCAGCGCCGCGTAGGCGTCGATCTTGCGCGGGGAGTCCTTCGACTCCTTGCCGAAGCTGATGCCGTAGTTGTTCGTGCGACGGCGAGCAGAGAGCACATGCCGGCGCAGCGTCAGGTCTCCGTCGTGCGAGATCTTCTTGTCGAAGATGGTCCGCATCAGGCGCTCATGCGCCAGCGTCACCGTCTTCTGCGAACCACGCATGTCCCAGCCGATCGCGTCCTTACCGACCGGCGACTTCGCCGCCAGGCGCTCGCCGTAGGTCTCCGACCAGTCAGCGATGTACGACTCCCACAGGGCGACGTCCGCGAAGAACGCCTGCACCTCGAAGAGCCGGAACGCCTCATGCACGGCCGAGTCGACCTCATGCCGGGGGACCGTCCACTCCTTCGCCTCCTCACCCTCCGGGTGCTCCCAGATGTTGAGGAGGACGACGTGCATGTCCCGCACGCGCAGCGCGACCAAGGCCGTGGAGTCCGAGGACTTACCACCGTCGAAGCCGAGGACGATCTCGTCGCCCGGCTTCAGGCTCTTACCCTCGTCGACCAGCGGGTCCCACTCGGCCGGCCCGTAGATCGCGTCCTCTTCGGCCACGACCTGGTTCAGCCACATACGCCGCGAACGGCTGGGCGCGATGGTCGCATCCATCACGGACGCGATGATCGACTCGACGTTCAGCCAGACCGCGTCACCCCGGATCTTCGGGATGACGATGCGCAGCGCGATGGCCGTAAGCGGAGTCTCCGGATGCGCCTCGATCGAGTCGTACATGAAACCGACGTCGACCGCGCGCCCCTCGCGGATCTTCTCGAACGACTCGCGCATCCGCTCGGCGACCGAATCCTCGCCGGGCAGGAAGGCGTTGGTGATCGCCAGGTACCGCGAGTCCTTCTTGGTCGCGTTACCGTCGATCGTCTCGTACATCTTGTGCCCGTTGTTGCCGGACACCCAGTGATGCGTCTCGTTGAGCAGGGTGAACGTCGTCCGCTTACCTTCGAGGGCGCGGTACGACGAGGTCACTGCCTCCAGACGCTGCTTCCCGCCGTTGGCGCGGATGAGGACCGCGCCGTCCTTGATGCCGTACTTCACCTTGAAGTGGTCCGACATCAGAGACGGGATCAAGCTCATGGTGTTCGTGGTCTGCGACTGGTTGACAGCCGTGACCTGCACCCACGCCTGCGGGTGCGGAATGCCGACCGGCTCGCCGGCCTCGTCCCAGTGGGAGAAGCGGCTCGGGCCGACCAGCTCGACGAGGCACATGACCGCGAGGAGCGGGTCCTTGCCCCACCCCTTCATGCGCTGGAGGACGCCCTTGCGGTGGACGAACCGACCGCTGTCGTCAACGGCGTACCAGTGCAGGATGAACCGAAGCTGTTCCTTCGTGAACTTCCAGGGCCCGCCGTCCTCGGCGAGAAGGTGCTCCGAGCACCAGCCGGCGATCTGCCAGCCGAGCGTCTTGCCCGGCAGGACCCAACGCCCGAAGGCGTCCTTCTGCCAGGTGGGGCCGATGAACGTCGGCTCCAGGAGGTCGATCTCCTCCGGCGTAAGAACTGCTTGCTTCGCCAAGGGTCACCTCCTGGGT